CGGCCACATGGACTACGGCAAGAAGGACCCGTCGCTCGGCTGGCGCTTCACCGACGCCTGGCTGTCGATGGCCGGCAACGGCGACAAGGGCCTGCCCAACGGCCTGCCGGTCGACGAGTGGGGCATCAAGGTCGACGAGAACTCGCGTCCGGTCGGCTCGTGCGTCGCCCGCGGCGGCGACACCAACGGTCCCGCCGCCGTCTACTCCATCCAGAAGTATCTCGACTGGATGAAGGCCTACGCCCCTGCCGCCGCGCAGGGCATGACCTTCTCGGAGTCCGGCCCGGTGCCCTCGCAGGGCGAGATCGCCCAGCAGATGTTCATGTACACCGCCTTCACCGCCGACCTGGTGAAGGAGGGCCTTCCCGTGGTGAACGCCGACGGCACGCCGAAGTGGCGCTTCGCCCCCTCGCCGCACGGCGTCTACTGGAAGGAGGGCATGAAGCTCGGCTACCAGGACGTCGGCTCGTGGACGATCCTGAAGTCGACCCCCGACGACCGCGCCAAGGCCGCATGGCTCTACGCGCAGTTCGTCGTGTCGAAGACCGTGGACGTCAAGAAGAGCCATGTCGGCCTCACCCTGATCCGCGAATCGTCGATCCAGCACCAGTCCTTCACCGACCGCGCGCCCAAGCTCGGCGGCCTGATCGAGTTCTACCGCTCGCCGGCGCGCGTGCAGTGGTCGCCGACGGGCACCAACGTGCCCGACTATCCGAAGCTGGCGCAGCTGTGGTGGCAGGCGATCGGCGACGCCTCGTCGGGCGCCAAGACCGCGCAGGCCGCGATGGACTCGCTCTGCGCCGAGCAGGAGCAGGTCCTTTCACGTCTTGAAAGGGCCGGCGTGCAGGGCGACATCGGCCCCAAGCTGGCAGAGGAGCACGACCTCGCCTACTGGAACGCCGACGCCGTGGCCAAGGGCAACCTCGCGCCGCAGCTCCCGATCGCCAACGAGAAGGAGCAGCCCATCACCATCAACTACGACGAGCTGGTGAAGAGCTGGCAGTAAGCCTCTCGGCATGATGAACTGCCGCGGGCGGAGGAGTGATCCTCCGCCCGCGGCTTGAACCGATACGGGCGCACATGAGCAAGCACATCCTCGCCATCGACCAGGGCACCACCTCCTCGCGCGCCATCGTCTTCGACGGCGACATGAAGGTCGTCGCCTCCGGTCAGAAGGAATTCACCCAGCACTATCCCGCCTCCGGCTGGGTCGAGCACGATCCCGAGGAAATCTGGGACAGCGTCGTCTGGTCGGCGAAAGAGGCCCTTCGCAAAGCGAAACTGAAGGCCAAGGACATCGCCGCCATCGGCATCACCAACCAGCGCGAGACGGTAGTGCTGTGGGACCGCGCGACCGGAAAGCCGATCCACAATGCCATCGTCTGGCAGGACCGCCGCACCGCGCCTCTGTGCCAGAAGTTGAAGAAGCAGGGGCTGGAGCCGAAGTTCACTGGGAAGACCGGCCTGCTGCTCGACCCCTATTTCTCAGGCACCAAGATCGCCTGGCTGCTGGACAAGGTGCCCGGCGCGCGCAAGCGGGCCGAGCGCGGCGAGCTCGCCGCCGGCACCGTCGACTCGTTCCTGATCTGGCGTCTGACCGGCGGCAAGGTGCACGCCACCGACGCCACCAACGCCTCGCGCACGCTGGTCTACGACATCGCCGGCAACCGCTGGGACGAGGAGCTGCTGAAGATCCTGCGCATCCCCGCCGCGCTGTTGCCGCAGGTGAAGGACTGCGCCGCCGATTTCGGCAGCACCGGCCTCTTCGGCGCGCCGATCCCCATCCTCGGCGTCGCCGGCGACCAGCATGCCGCCACCATCGGCCAGGCCTGCTTCGAGCCCGGCATGATGAAGTCGACCTACGGCACCGGCTGCTTCGCCGTGCTCAACACCGGCGCTGAGATGGTGCGCTCCAGGAACCGGCTGCTCACCACGATAGCCTACCGCCTGGACGGGAGGACGACCTACGCGCTCGAAGGCTCGATCTTCATCGCCGGTGCGGCCGTGCAATGGCTGCGCGACGGCGCCAGGATGATCTCGAAGGCCGCCGACAGCGGCGAGCTTGCCGCCAAGGCCGACCCGACGCAGGACGTCTACCTGGTGCCGGCCTTCGTCGGCCTCGGCGCGCCGCACTGGGACGCCGACGCGCGCGGCGCGCTCTACGGCCTCACGCGCAATTCCGGCCCCGCCGAGTTCGCCCGCGCCGCGCTCGAATCCGTCGCCTACCAGACCCGCGACCTGCTCGACGCCATGAAAAAGGACTGGAAGGCCGGGGAGGCCAAAACGGTCCTGCGCGTCGACGGCGGCATGGTCGCCTCCGACTGGACCATGCAGCGGCTGGCCGACATCCTCGACGCCCCGGTCGACCGCCCGCAGATCCTGGAGACCACCGCGCTCGGCGCCGCCTGGCTCGCCGGCTCGAAGGCCGGCGTGTGGCCGGACGCGAAGGCGTTCTCGAAAAGCTGGGCACTGGAGCGGCGTTTCAAGCCCGCCATGGCCGAGCCCGAGCGCAGGCGCAAGATCGCCGGCTGGAAGGACGCGGTGCGCCGCACGCTGAGCGCCGGCTGACAGCCCCGGGGGCACGGCAACCCGCGCTGTTGCCTTATCCGCCCATTGCTGGCATTCAGGCCGCGGAAACAGTGGGAAAGCACATGTCCGCACGCATCTTCAGCCCGGCGCGCAACGCCATGCAGTCCGGCAAGGCCAAGACCGGCCACTGGGTGCTCGAGTTCGAGCCCGAGCAGCCGCGCCGCATCGACCCGCTGATGGGCTACACCAGCTCGGGCGACATGAAGAGCCAGATCCGCCTCTCCTTCGAGACGCGCGAGGAGGCCGAGACCTACGCCCGCGCCAACGGCCTGTCCTACCGCGTCGAGGAGCCGAAGGAGCCGCGCCGCCGGCAGATTTCCTACTCCGACAATTTCCGCTATGACCGCAAGACGCCGTGGACGCATTGACCCGTTGTGGTTGGGGTGGCCGGCCCGGTCCCGTAGCTCAGCTGGATAGAGCAAGAACCTTCTAAGTTCGAGGTCGCAGGTTCGAGCCCTGCCGGGATCGCCAGCGGCTTTGCTATCCCACTGATTTAGCGGTATATTTTGCCGCCGCCGCCCTGCATGGGCACCGCGTCGAGCCCCTTGATTCCACGAAGAGTTTCGCGATCGGCCCCGCACCGTTTCCGCACCGTTTCGTGGCGCCAGTGAGAACGGACAAGGAACAAATTCCTTGACGGCCTGATCGGGCCGGAGCATGGTCCCCTCATCAAACGACCGGGAGAACCGACATGGCCGAGGCAGCGATTGCCGCGGGCGGCGAAGCCGTGCGCGATCTGAACCGAGAGGCGGATGAAATCATTGCCGAGTGCGGCGGCGACACGCGCGACGCGCTGATCGCCATGATCGGGCGCTGCCATATGCTGGAGGCGGAAGTGGCCATGACGCGGCCGGTCGTGTCGTTCGGTTTTTCCCGCGGCTGGCATCACCGGAGTCACTGAGATGTCGAGCAGACGCAGTCGCGGCAGCCGCGAGTTGACGCAGGAACAGAAGGAGCGGTTCGTGGCCGCCGCCGTGGAATTGCACCGCGCCTGCTGCGAGCCGTTTCTCGACTACCGCGAAGAGCACTACCGGACGCTCTCGACCCTCAATCAAGCGATTTGCGTCGCCCTCACCGCGATTCACGGCAGGATACCTTGGTATCCAAGCGGGCCTGGCGTCGCGGCTCTGCCGCCAGACATTCTGGCGGAGCGGGAGCGAAACCGGCAGCGGCAGGAATGAAAGGATCGCTGCCGCAACTGCTTCGCACCAGCCGCGTTGAATCACGGTTTCGGAGTGCGCGTCATGACGAGTTGGTGGGATGAGCCTGTTCCGGTGCGGCTGTCGGCCGGGATGACCTTCCAGGTGGCAGACCCCGAACGAGCCGCGAAAATCCTGCTCAGCGAAATGAAGGCCGATCCCGACCGCCCCAAGCATCGCGCGGCGCGTGAGGCGCTGCTCAAGGCGCTGGAAGCCGCCGGCGATCAGAAGCGGATGCTGGCCGCGCGCAAGGCCTTCGCCGCGGCTGTAGAGGAGGCCGGCATGCTCGGCGCGCCGACCATAGCAGCTCGGCCGAGCCAGTGAAGACGCACCGGCGACGGCGCTGAATTGGTTGAGGCCGTATTAGGCGGCCGCAATGACACACTGGAAAACGGTCGGACAGGCGAGGTCTGGACAAGTGTTGCAAGGAAGGCTTGTATGCGCAGGCATGGCTCTGGGAGGAGGTTCGTGCGATGACGCAAGGCTAGCGCAACCTACGTTGCGTAGTTGACGCTGCGTATTCATCATATCGGAACACTCCCCAGCTAACGTTCGTTGCAATGCCACAATTGCCTACCTACGCTCAGAGGCATGATGCGTATGTCGAAAAATCGCTCGAAGGCTGCATTGATCGCAAGCGGCTTCGCTGACGGGTTCTTCTCCGCCGGCGGGCTTTTCACGTCGACAAAGAAGCTCAAAGCCCGTGACTACCGAACCAGCGTCTCCGACGCTTGGGATCAGGTTGGTCGGACGATGGAGGGCGTGATGACCAAGGAGGGGGTTGTCATTGAGCAGAAAACCAACGCGCGGGCCGGTCGCACAAAGGCCGCAGCCTAAGCCAACAGCCGACGACGCTGTCGTCGAGGATCTCGAGCGCCAGCTTGAGCCAATCCTGCAAAACCTGCCAAAGGTTCAGCGGGATCAGGTGCTCCAGCGCGTCGTAAGCATCGTCTACCAAGAAGCATTCTCGGGCCCTATCCCTCATCCTCGACATCTTCGCGAGTACGATTCCATCGTCCCCGGCGGGGCCGATCGCATTATCCGGATGACCGAGGACGTGCTTGAGCACAACAAGGACATCGGCCAACGCAAGATGGGGTTGGACGACAAATATCGCCGCCTCGGAATGTGGCTTGGGTTCTGCGCGTTCGTTCTCATGATGGTGGTTGCAGCCGTCGCTGGCGCCTTGGGCAACAACACGCTGGCCGGCTTTGTGCTCGCTTCCGGTGTGATCGGAGCGATAGCCGCCTTTATTCGCGGCAACGGCAACGCAAACGGGGACAAGTAAGAAAAAAGGCCCGCGCCGACCTTCCGGTCAGGGCGGCGGCCTGCCAGTGAGCCAGGTATAGGCGGCCGCCCAGCCGCCGGCAGCCGACAGCACGAGCCACCCGATCTTGAGCAGCCAGCGGCCGAGCGTGCCGGCGCCTTCCGCCTTCGTTCTCAGCGTCGTCACCTCGACGGTGACCTTCTCCATGCCGTCGACCTTCGACCTCATCGAGCCGACGTCACTCTCCAAATGCGTCGTGCGCATCACCAGATCGTCGAGGCGGCGGTGCACGTTGGCGCGGCTTTCGTCGGCCCGGTCGAAACGCTGGTCGATCGCGTCGACCTTGGCGATGAGATCGCCCAGCTTCAGATAGACGTCGTTCAGGCTGGTGGGCATTCATCGTCTCCGGAACGCCATCGCGGCGAAGAAGATCGCCAGCACGAAGGCGAGCGCCACGCCGGTGATGTCGACCGGCGCGACGAGGCTGGCCTCGAGAGCGGCGGTCACTTGCCCAGCGGCTTCAGCTTCGCGCCGCGGATACGGCCGTAGAGCGCGTAGAGTGAGCCGCCGATCGCAACGAGCGTAGAAACGGCCTCGACCGCGCCGATGATCGCGTCGACGATCTCGCCCTGAGCCTCCGCGTCGACCTGCGCGCCCAGCAGCCCGGCACCGAGCGCCCCGACCGAGACCAGCGTGCCGAGGATGACGCGCGACTGGTACCACGGCTCCTGGTTGTTCGCGTTCTCGGTAATCGGGCGGACCTTCTCCTCAATCCTAGGCAACACCTCGTCGATCACCTGCGGCAAGGCCGCCTCGGCAACGGTCTTTACGATCTCCGGCACGGCGCCGCGCGTGACGGGGCTGTCCTCGTCCTTCACCAGCCTTTCCAGCGCGCCGGTGATCTTCTTCTCAAGCGCGCCGACGACGATGCCGCCGACCAGCGGCCCGACGAACGCGGCCTTCTTCGGTTCGGGATGCGCGTCGAGCACCGGGGTCGGGCGGCTGACGATGCGGTCGCCCAGCAGGAAGTCGCCGACATTGCCCAGCGCGTCGCCCGGTACGCTGAAGCTCGGGCAGGCCTTGGCGGCATACTGGTTGTGGCCGGTGATGCGCTTGACCGAGAACTTCTCCGCCAGCTCGGCGACCAGCCACAGCAGCGAGGCGCGCTGCGCCGCGGTGCGGGTGTCCTTCGCCACTTTGCCGTCGGCCGCTACGCCGCCGACGTAGCAGATGCCGATCGTGCCCTTGTTCTTGCCCTTGTCGGCGCAGTGAGCCCCGACCTGGCCGACAGGGCGGCCTTCGAGGATCCTGCCGTCGCGATAGACGACATAGTGGTAGCCGATGTCGGACCAGCCGCGCGCCTTGTGCCAGGCACGGATGTCGGCCACCGTGAAGTCCTTGCCCTCCGGCGTGGCGGCGCAGTGCACGATGATCTCGTCGATCGGCCGCGCCGTGTCGCGCAGCACAAGGCCGCCGACATTCGGCGGCGGCGCGGCGACCGTCTTCGGCGCGATCGATGCGAGCGTGCCGCCTTTCATGGCCGACTTGTCGGGCTCGGCCTTCGCCGCCTTCGGCTTCTCGGTGGCGCGCTTCAGCGCCGTCACGGTCTGCGGGCCGGCCTTGCCGTCGACCACGAGGCCGACCTTCTTCTGGAAGGCCTTCACCGCCCGCTCCGTGGCGGCGCCGAAGTCCGCATCGACCTTGAGCCGCGGCGAGGTGCCGGCGGCGTTGAGAAACGTCTGGAGGTCGCGGACGGCAGCACCATTGCTGCCCCGCTTCAGAAGCGTGGACATGGCTTTCTCCTTCCCGCCGAGGCGGGTTCCGTTAAATCGGGAGTTGGGGTATGAGGGGCGATGCCGAAGCCGCCGAAGCAGGTCGACCTTCACCCTTCAGAGTGGGACAAGGATTGGCAGCCGCCGATCGGAAATGACCTGTTACCAGGCGAGAAGCCGCATATCTGGCAGGAGTTCAAACGAGACCAGCACATGCGGCGGAAGGCGGGAGAGCCTGTCTACGGCGTCGGCTGGCCTCTGTTGCTCATGGTCTTCGCCATAATCGCCGTCCAGACCGCGTTCGCGCTCGATGCCGGTCCGGCTTGGCTGATCGCGATCCGGAACTGGTTCACGTTCTAGCGCGGCCCAACAGCCATCTCCGCGCCAGCCGTCGAGCTACCGCCCACCGTAATCGCGCGCACCAGCGGACGAGCCTTCTCCAGCAAGGCTGAGCGCGCCGCCTGACCTGCTGCCTTACGGGCCGGCGTCGTCAGAGCCTTGCGCACAACAGCCGGGTCGCGCTCTACAAGCAGCTTCGCGACTTCGCGGGCAACGCCCTCGTCCATGCCGCCCAGACCCTTGAGCACCCGCAAGGCGCCGCTGATCAGCGTAGCGCCGGGTCCGGCAGTGACGCTTGCTGCAGCTGCACTCGCGGCCTCCGCAAGTGCGCCTGCGTCCGCCTTCTCTGCATCCACGATCGAGGTGCGCGAGCCCTGCCGAACGTATTGGTAGGACTTCACCTCCTTGGCGACGTTGCCAAGGCGGGTCTCGAACTTGCGGAAGGCGCTGTCGCTATCGAATACCGCGCGGATGGCGTTGCGCTTCGCCTGCGTACCGAAGATTCGCTTCACGACATCGCCGGCGGCGGAGGGCGTCGCCTCCACGATGTCCTGCAGTTGGCGACCAAGCCCGAGGCGCACCATCTCCTTTTCGGCCTTCGACAGACCGGCGAGTTCGTTAACGAGCGCGTCGACGTTCTGCGTCGTCGAGGGCGAAAGGATCTCGCGGCCGCGCTGGATCGCCTCCAGCATGTCGGAAGCGGACGAATACGCCGACCGCGCCTTGGCATAGAGCGGAGAGGCCTCGTCCATCGCGCCGAGCAATTCTTTGTGCAGCGCGCTGTAGGCGGTCCCAACCTCGCCAACGCCGCCGCGGTAGGCTGCATCCTTCGCCGAACGAAGGCCACGCTGGATATAGTGCCATTCCCGAAGCGATGGCGCCCGCTTGAACACGACGCCGCCGGCGTCGTCGATCGATGCGATCAACTGCTCACCGAACGGCCGGCCCTCAGCCTGCGCGATCTTCATGGCATTGCGGGCGGCTTCCGGCGGGATGCGCTTGGCGATGTCATCGAAGACCATCGCGTGGATGTCGCCGAAGTTCTTGGCGAACGCAGCCTCGTACTGCTGGCGTCCGAGGTTCGATCTGGTGGTGACCATGTCGGCGACGCGATTGTTGAAGGTCTTGCCGCCATCCGGGAAAGCATCGGAAACGGCGTCGAGAACCTTCGTGCGGCTCAGCTTCTGCTGACCGTCGAGCGCTTTGGTGAGGATCGTGCGACCGTCACCTGGCTTTGCCGCGGCCGCGCGCCCAAGGCCGAGCGTATTCTCGTCCGCAACATTGATGAGCGCAGTGTCGCGCGTGTTCATGCGTGCGGCGGCTTGTTCCGGGGTCAGCCCGTCGGCGATCAGCTTGTCGTACACCTGCTTGGCCGCGCGCGCCGGCTCATCATCCATAGCGCTGCTCGCACCGCGCAAGGCTGCCCGTCCGGCCCGTAGGACGCCGCGGCCGATCTCTACCAGCCCCGTCGCCGCGCCCCCAACGCCAGCACCGAGTGCTCCACTTTTAATGGCGTCTGCAGCTGTTCCCGTGAAGCTGTCGGCCTCGCTGTCGCCGACGCCCTGGATCGCCGCAAGGGTTCCTGCCTCCTTCGCTCCCTGCACGATTCGGCCAGCGACCGACGCCGCGGCCGGCGCCTTGGCAAGGACACCTGTGCCGACGCTGCCAGCGATCTCGGCGGCCGTGCCGAACGCTCCGGTGCGTTCGCGGGCGCGCTCCTCGAGGATTTCCTGTGCGCGCCGGCTGACCTCATAACCGCGTGAGTAGCCCTCACCGCGGATCATGCCGCCAACACCGCCGGCGAGACCGGCGACCTTGTCCTTCAGGCCAAGCACGAAGCTGTTGCCGAACAACTGACCGATGCCACTTTCTCCCGACGGATCGAGCTTCTCGAGCTGGTCCGCGAGGGCCACGGCGTCGGTTTCCACATCATCTACCGGCTGCATTTCGAAGCCAGCCGGCGGAGAGGGCGTAGCCTCCACAACGAAGCCGGGAGGCGGGGGCGGTGTCTTGGCGTCGGTCATTTCGCAGGAACCCACTTCGTGCCATCGAATTCGACAGTTTCACCGGTTTCAGGATTGACTGCCCGCGGGCGCTTGCCGTCTGCGCCCGCCTTCCCGCGTTCCTGAAACTGCTTCATGAACTCGCTGGGCTTCGGCAGAGCACCGTCTGGCGATTTGCCAAGTCCTCTCTCGATGGCGCGGTTGTACATCTCACGCATCTGTGCCTTGAACGCGATGGTCGCAGGCGTGTCGCCCGGCTGGGCGAAATACGCTTTCTTGGTCCGCTCCATTTCTTCCGGCGTTGCAGCCGCGCCAGTGGCGATGCGCAACGCGCCTTCCGCCCAGGCGGTAGCAGCCGCGTCGTACATCTGGCCCTTTTCCGACTTCAGGAAGTTCTCGGGAATGATGGGCAATGAGCGGGCTGCTGCGTCTTTGAGGTTCGCCGGATTCCACTCCGCCTCAAGGTCGAGAAGAACCGGCTGCGTCTCGGTCTGCAGCGACTGGAACAGGGTGAGCTTCGACTGGCTCTCGGTGAGTTTCGTGCGTGGCGTGATGTCGGCACCGCCTGAAGGGGCGTCGATCGGCACCCACTTCCGCGACGCCTGATCCCACTGGACGGCCATTTCCGAGCCGTCGTCGAGTTTCAGCTTCTGGACGGTCGGGGCATCGGATTTCGGCGGACCGGCGGCGATCACGTTGCCGCTCGGATCGAACCTGGTTTGCCCCTCGCCAAGAGTGAAGCCTTCCTTGGTCTGCGACGCCGCCCGCGTCTTCGCGTTCTCCCCTGCCGTGAACACCTGTGTTTCCATCCGCTCCGACCGCTGAAACGCCATCTGCGACTTATCGCGTTCCATCTGGCGAACGTGGTCGAGTTCCTTCAGCCGCTCCTCGCGGTCCAGTTTGGCCTTCTCGACGATACCCTGGCCGAGGCCCTGCGCGGCGCCGGCCGCGATGTGGCCGAGAAACGATCCGAAACCAGCCACGTCACACCTCCTTCGGCATCAGTCCGCCGCGGGCAGCCGCTGCGCCGGCATCTTCCTTCGGCCCCGAGCCGATCAGGGAGCGGAAGCGGTCGGAAAGCTCGCCACTCTGGTCCGCCTGCTCCATCTCGCCCCACTCAGCCTGTGCCATCTCCAGCGGCATCTGACCGCGCATGCCGCCGCCGAGCTGGTTCAGCGCCCGATAGAACGCCGCCTCCATCGCTTCCGGGTCGTTCTCGAAATCGTGGATGCCGGCCTTGCCGGAGACGTGCGCCAGATCTTCGAAAAGTTCCTGCCCAGCCTTGAACAGGATGTCAGACGGTACGCGCTTGCCCGACTGCTGCATGGACGTGACCAAGCGTTCCATCACCGACGTCGCAGCGGTCACCAGACCTTCCTGCGGGTCGCCGCCACCCTCCAGCAGCTTGAGCACCTTCGGGAAGCTGTTCGGCGCGTAGATCAAGCGCATGCCGTTTGCGACGACGGTGTTGTAGAGGCCCTGCTCCTCCGGCGTCGGCGCTCCGCCGGCGCCCGGCATCGGCTGTGCCGCTGGCAACAGGCCGCGCGGCTGCTCGGAACCAGTCGCGTTCGCTTCCATTATCGGCTCCACTTCTCACGCGGCGTCGGCCGGGTTGGTTCCTCAAAAATACCGTATAGCCAGGATCCTGGCTGATACGCCGGCTGCGGCGCGACCGGCGTCTGCACGATATCGGCAACGCCCTCGCCGCCACCCCTCTCCACGATGATCGGCGCCCCACCCTGGCTGTCACCGAACAGGTCGACGAGCCACTGTCCGGCCGTGGTCTTGCCGGCTTCGCGGCGGGCCTCGTTGATCTTCCCGGCGACCGGCCCGGCGACCCACGGCAGGACCTTGTCGATCCTGTCGGCGTTGCGCTCCCGGCGTGCCTCGCGTTCCGGGTCGACTTCGGTGCGGCGCTCGGGCTGCTGTTCCGCCGGCATCGCGGGGCGGTTCTCCGGCTGGATGAAGCCACGTGCCGCATCGGCATCGGCGAGTTCGGCCAGCGACAGCGGGCCGCCGGGGCCGCGGGAACGGCCGGGGAAGGCTTCAGAGACGGCAGCAGCGGGCGGCGCAGCCTGTTCCTGCCCGCGAGGCGACAAACCGCCGCTGAAGCCCATCGGCGGCACGGTCATGCCGGCCTGCTGCGGAGGGGGAGCGTCGAGGTAAATCCCGCCAGGTCCTTCCATCGAGCGAGGAGACGGGCCGAAAGCAGTCGTGAACTGGCCGAAGCCGGGACGCGGTGACGGCGCGGGCATCGTCTCGGGAAGGTCGGCAGGCCGGGACGCAGGGATTGGGCCGACGTCTGGTAGCGTGATCGACGGACCAGTTGTCGCGCGGTTGGACGGCTGAACAGCGCCAGAGTCGATCAGATCGCCGGCGAGCCCTAAGACTGTAGAATGCGGGACGGAGGCATGATTGAGGCCGTCGCCATCATAGGCACCCCGCCCCGTTGACTGCTGCAGCGCAGCCCATTCGTTTGCTATCCGATCGGCGAAAGTGGTCGGATCTATTGCTCCCTCTCGTTCTGCCTGCCGGGCGCGCTCGTCGAGCATCGCGATAGCGAGTTGGTCCTGTACGGCGGGCGAGAATTTGGTCGTTTCCGGATCGATGCCGGCAAGGCGCGCGGCGACTGGAAGAGTGCCCTGCATAAACTGATAGGCGCCCACAGCCGAGCTTTTGTGGCCGGACGCTCTCATCCCCCGCTGGAAGGCCATCACATCGGCGACGGTCATTTGCGTTAGGTTAGTATGTGTTGGGGCGTTTCGCCCGCGCGCGGCGTCGACCAGCCGGTTATATGGGTCTATGCGGCCTGCTTCCGCGACGCGGATAGTTCCTAGCGCATTTTGCAGAGCAGTGTGCCGGTTCATGGACATCGTTTCAGCCGCGCGCGCCGTCGTCGGCATCAATCCGCCACGCAGTGCTGTCATTGATGCTTCCTGCGCCTGCCGTGCGGACGGCGCCATCACCGACGGAAGCGAAACGCCGTCGGGCACGAGCCCACGGTTTACACTCAGGCCCTCCCCCTTTGCGCCGACCGACACATTGCCTTTGCCAACGTCCGCGACCGACGTCCCACCACGACCGGCTGAAGACGGAGCCGACGCAGACGGCGCGCCGCCACCCAGGGACTTGCCGCCCGACGCCTTGCCTTCGCCCGTGCCCCGACCGTCCAGGCCCGAAACGCCTGCAGCCGACATCGAAGCGGCATAAGCGCCATAGGCATCAGCAAGCGAACCGGCCGGGGCGTCCTTTCCGGACGACGCTGCTTCTTTTGCCATCATTTTCCCCTATCCACTGGCGCGTCAGCGCCCTTGTTCCGCCATTTACCAGGCATTACCTTCGGGCAAGGAGGAACAGACAATGCGCAGGATGATCGCAGCTCTTGGCCTTGTGGTTCTGCCCAACGTCGCATGGGCAGGCTGTGCCAATTACTTTGACGGATCGCTCTCCGCTCCCGCGCCGAAGGTCGAATTGTGCGTCAGCGGTCTGTGCTACGAAACAGTGGTCGTTCGCGAATGTGGTAACATCCACGGCTCTCAGGTCTGGTTCGGAAGCTGGTGGAAATTCTGGGATAATGAGGACAGTTCTGGTGGTCTGAACACCCTCTACGAGCAGAATGTTACCCTTGCTGATGCAACCTGCCGCTCGCTCGATCCCGACTATGGCGCCTGCCCAGTTATTGATGCTCCGACGAACTAGCCAGCCAAGGTCTGCCCCGCGGCGTCTAATCTGCGATGGCGCCGATAAAGGCGAGCAACCCCATTCCGATCAAGGCAAGGGAGAGCGGCATCCACTCTAAGATCGCGTGAAGGCCGAGCCACGACTGAGGTTCAAATGCCCACGGCGCCTTTTCTGGCGCCACAAGCATGCGAGCGACGTCCATCAGCGAGAGGTGGTACCAAACCGCTTCCCGCAGAAACCAGAAGACCTGAATTGCGAACGTCACGGCAGCCGCGAGAAAAAACACCAATCCAAGGACTGCAATCTCGCGTCGCTCTCTCAGGCTAGCCATGCTGACCTCCACGTGCGACGTGATGGTGCACAACGACCAGACTTCATCAAGTCCTAGCTGACCTGCCTCTCGATCTTTCCATCCGGCGTTGCGACGTAGACCGGGCGCTGCCACTTCTGCGCCGGCGCTGGCTGCCCGCCTGACGGCACATCCTGACCATGCATCGCGTTTGAGCCGACCTTGTAACTGTCAGTGACGGCCTGCTGCTGTTTCTTCGCCTCTCTGGCCTGAAGCCACGAACCGATACCAGCGCCGACACCCGCGATCAGCCCGCCGCTAAGGCTAGAGGTGGCGAACTGGCCGACCGGCGAGGACAGGAACTTGCCGAATCCCGACGTGGCCGGCGCGACACTGGCAGGCGCCGCGGCGATCGATGAAGGGGCCACAAGGCCCCGCGACACTCCCGAATTGTCCAGTCCCGCCTTCGTGCTGGCGCCAGCAATGATCTTGCCGAGCGTCCCGGCCGATGTTGCCCCGCCGTTGAGCGCCGAGGCGAGCACCACGGCCCCTGCCCCCGACACAGCCCCGCCAAGGCGTGGGATGCCGGAGCCGACTGTCGAATACGACTTGGAAAGGCTCGAATAGAGGCTCATGCGGTCCTCGCTCGGCTACGACGCTGCAAAAACAGGCCTACAGCGCCACACAGCGGCTCGCCCAACACGATCAGCGCCTTTCCGAGCCATGAGCCGCGCGGCGCGGCTTTCATGCGCCATGCCATCTCCTGAGCCCACGCGATGACGAAGAAGCCGACGATCGCTTCAGCGATGGGACGGCGATCGGTTTCGAGCCATCGCACCAGCGGGACCGCCCATGCGTGGTAGCCTGCCAGCGTCACGGCATCGATATTGGCGGCGGCATACGCGAGGTCAGCAGCGTAGAGCGCATCCGACATGCGACCGCGGGCATGGAAGTGGGTGCAGAGAACAGTTCCGCCCGATTGCGATGCGGCTGGCGCGGTGGCCGGAGTGATGGGGATATCCGCCCAATCGAGATCGACGTCATAGAGCTGCTGGACCATGTCCAGTTGGCTGTCGCGCAAGTTCTTCGCCGAGGTCAGCATCTTCGTGCGCGTGTCGGCATCGAGGTTGGTGTTCGCATTGATGTCGGAGACACGCTGCTGATACAGGCTCTCCATCTGAGTCACCATCGTCGCCGCGGCGTTGCGGTCGGCACTGTTCAGATCCCACTGCGCCAGCTTCTCCTGCATGTCGCGCGTAAGCGCGGCCTGCGACGCTTCGAACGCCTGTGCCGATGACTGCATTTCGCGGGTGAGCGCGCGATCAGCCGCAGCGATGCCCTCTTGGCTCGCTATGGCCCTGATCTGTTGCTCCTTGGCCGCGTCGATGCTCTGCGTCTGCATCGCCTGGCTGAGCTTGCGGTCGAGATCGGCCTGCGTGCCGGCGAATGCCTGACTGTCGTCCTGCGCCGCCATGCTGTATTCGAAGGCGCGCGCTGCGGCGTTCTTGTTCGCGGCCGTGGCGGCGTCCTGAGACGCGATAGGCAGCGCGGCGTCGAGCATGGCTCGCTGCGTCGTGCCGGCCGCAAGAGACGAGTTCAGCATGCCACGGCGGTTGGCGACCTTCAGCCCTTCCGTCTTCGCCGCCCGCATCAACGGACTGTCGGCAGAGGTGATCTCCGTCACCTTGTCGGCCATGGAATCGTTGATCTGAGCCGGCGCGATGGATGGCATGGCGTCGCCGGGCTTCGCCAGCTTGGCCCACTGATCGTAGGTCTGGCCGCCAGCGGCATCGAACAGCCCGATCGACTTGATCGGCTTCGTGGCGGCGCTGAGAGGTGCGATGGCCAAGGTCTTGCCTTTCCTAGTGAGGCGCGTCAGGCGTAGACGATCGCGTCCAGTGGCGGCGCCGCGAGCATGGCCTCGATCATCGCCTTGTTCTTGGCGACATCGCTGTTGACGACGTTGCCATGGCCCGCCCAATCGGGGTGCAGCTCGAAATCGGCCATGGTGACCGTGCCGGTGTAGGCGTCCGACGCGAACAGCAGGAACGGCTTGTTCACGCCGGGCATCGACTTGATCGCGGTCGCGACGGCATCGATGTTATTGACCGTCACGGCGTTGCGCAGCGTGCCGGCGGGGAACTCGCAAATCAGCTTCATGGAGGCTTCTCCTGCCATCTTAGTTGACCCTGAAAATCTGGATGGAGACTTCGGCCGGATCGATGGGCGAGCCGGCCTCGGTCACGGTGATCTCCATGAACGACGTGTCGCGCGCGGTGACGTTCACCTGACCGTGCGAGGACGTGACGTTGTAGGAGTAGTTCAGGTCCGGCTGCGGCTCGGTGAAGAACAGCCAGTAGCAGCCGGTGCCGAGCGCGAAGGCCATCGCCAGGCCGAACGCCGGCGGGTTGATGCCGGAGAGCACGCCATCGGAGACCGTGAGCATCGCCATGGCGGAGACTACAGGGGACACAGACAGCCCCGCGCGCGTGGCCGCCAGCATATCTTCGTATGCCACCACCTCCGCATGATCGTCAGGCAGGAATTCCTGCCCTTCGAACTGCTCACTGGCGGCCACCCCCATCAGGTCGCCACTCTCGTCTCGAAAAACGTATGGCATCAGGCGTCCTTTCCGCGAGGATCAATCCAACCGCTCGTGAATATTTCGAGCGTGATGTCCGACGCGCTGTCGCTGAGGCGAGCTCGAATCTGGCGGGAGGTGTTCGTGCGGATGCGTGCCGTCACACCATTCCCGCCGTTGCCGCCAGTCGCCGGTATTGCGAAGGTGTAGAGCGAGCCGGTGGCAGCAACGTCCGTCTGGTCCAGCGAGGTCAGGAGCACGGCAAATGCGACGGTTGCGGTGCTGTCGATGATGTGGGCCGCGATTAACGCATCCACCTGAATGCCGGCGGGGACGGAAAGTGCGGGCGTGAGCGCGGCAGTGCCCGGGTTGGTTTGCGACAGGTCGCGTATTACGGTCTTCAGCAGGAACTCGTCGCCGCGCTGGGTCGTAGGCACGATGTTCGCGCTGCTGTCTGTTCGATCAGAGCGGATGCGGCGCTTGTGAATGAAGTCGGTCGGCAGCGTCGGGGAGAGCCCCGAGGCCGCGTTGTTGTTACAGCAGATGTCTGTCGTGCCGTCTGCCTTGGCGATCAGCCACCAGTGGATGGTGCCGGAGGTCGGAAGGCTCTCGCCGGAAACCATGCCGCCGGCATTCGTCCCTGCGGAAAAGGTCGCGTCGGATTGCTTGGTGATGGCGGACCCGAGCACCATGAGAACCGGATCGCTCTCGGTGCTGGTCGCTTCACCAGCCGTAAATGTCACATCGTGGTCGGCGTCGGCCGCGTTGCTACCATTGAGGCCGAAGATGTGGCCTCTTGCTGAAAGGCCAAGCAGCGTCCGCATTGCCGCGTAGTCGGCGGCTGTGACCAGCGACGAGCCGTTGGCGGAGAGGCCGAGATTGGTAAGTGTGTCTGCCGGGTTGTCAAAGAACGCAGCACCATCCTTCGACACCGAGAACTTCGTGTCACCGCCGACCTGTAGTGCGATGAGTTTCGAATCCGACGCCGACGCTGCATCGGTCACGTTGGCCTTGATGGCGTAGAACGTCGTCCCGCCCGAGTTCCACGTCTGCGTGAACCCGCTGATATACTGGTTGGCCATGAGTTTGCCTTCAGGTCAGGACGCGGCGCGGCGAGTAGTTGAGCGTCATTGCGCCCAACGTGTGCGGCTGCTCGTCGGTGTGCTCGGTGATGACGGTGATGGCGCAGTTGCGGCCGATGCCGTCCAGATAGGTGCGCAGAACCCCTTGCACCGGCTTCGACCAGTCGATGGAACCGTAGTCCTGGTCGAGTGGGATCAGGCTCGGGCTGCCCTGTGCCACATCGGCGTTCTGTTGGGCTCCACCAACGTTCCCGGTGATCGCATAGTCGACATCGAACGCCACGCCGATCTCTGCCTCGTCGGGCGCATCGATCTGCAGTTCGGCGCTGTGGAACCGTTTCTGTTGCGCCGGCGCGCCGAGTGCGTTGAAAGCGAACCTGATGAATGCCGGAACCGATGCACCATCGAACGACGTGCCGCGGTTCAGTTCATAGACGTAGCCGTCGGAGCAGCCGACGAAATGCCGCTCGCCTTCGGCGGGGTCCAGTTCGCCCGAGCACGCGCAGGTCACCGTGACGGGGAGCTTGAACGGCATCGGCTCCGGCGCCTTGCGGCCCAGATAGACGATCACGCCGGTTGCGTCGTCGAAGAACAGATAAAGCTGGTCCTTGGCCCGCATCACGAGCGAGGCCGTTGCCGCCACACCTTGCGCTCTCTTGGCGCGAAACAGAGGCTCGATCTGCTCGGTGAGCGCGCCCATGCGCCAGTCGCCGAACGCTGATGTCGTGCCGAGTTTCCTGATGCCACCCTCGTCCTGATAGGCCGGCTGGTCGCCCGCCATCTGGGTAGTCCATTCGAACGCGCCGGACTTGTCGGTGATCGGCGACATGACGAAGGTGTCCTCGTCGGTACCGGTCAGGTATTCCACCCGGCTCGCGCCGAAGATGATGAACGATCCGGCTGCGGCCGTTAGGAATCCGGTCACCGCCATGCCGAGCGAGAACTCGCCGGCGCCGCCCAGAGCGGTATAGCCGAGAGGTTCCCCGATCTCGGAATGGATCACCGCACCGGCGCCGAATCCGAGAAACAGATGGTTGGCGAAGTGACCGATATGCGTCGGGCGATCGTTCTCGCCTTGCAGGATCAGGAAGTCGCCGCTGTCCGTGATGAGGAAGTCGTCGTTGTCGGCAAGCAGGTAAACGATGTCGTCCAACTCGCCAAACTGGTTGCCGGAACGGATAGGCGCAAGCACGGCGCCGTCCCACTCCATCGCCGTGCCGACGCCGTTGGCGAAATAGAGTCTCTGCCGCTTCGCCGCACCGTAGAAGTTGTGCTTCGCAAAGTCGTAGCGGCCGCCGGCCGGCAGCGTCACATCCTCGTAAGCGCTCAGCGTTGCACTACCGCTGTCCGACGTGATCGTCTCAGCTTCGAACGTCCCGACGACATCCGAAACGACCAGGTAGCCGGCGGCATCGTTCGTGCCATAGGTACCCGACTGGAGCACGACGCGCTCGATGGTGGCCGTGGCCGCCGACGTGCCGCCGACCAGCACCTCGCCTTCCAGAAACTCAGCCGTCCCGGCGTTGAAGAACACCACCGATCCGAAACTCTGCGCCGTCCAGCCGGTGTCCGAACTGCGATACATCCCGCCAACATCCGAGAGCGTGTCGCGGAAGGCCCACACCGCGCCGTCGTAGACCGCGACGCCTCTCACCGCAGCCTGTCCCGGAACTGCGCCTATGGCCGCCCGGCGGGCAGTCCGATCTGCCGAGTCCGCGCCATCAGATGGGCTTGGCCGGCCGTCGTACCGCTCGAACCCGACCATGCGCCGATAGCCGCCGGCGTCAGGCTCGTAGTTCAACCCGGCAATGGCCTGACCCGGCTGCACCGCAACCTGCGGCGAAACCAGGTTCAGCCCGCCGCGAAGCAGGATGGTCGACGTCGACTGAGGCATGGTGTCAGGCCAGCGGGCCGCCGAAGCGGATGCGCGGGAGCTGGTCGCGCTCGAGATTGGTGAAGCCGCGAAGCTTGCGCAGCCGCCACAGCGGGATCTGGGTTGATGCCTCGTCGTGGGCGCCGAGATATTCCTGCAGGGCGACGTCGGCGATCAGGTGGTGGAAGCGCGCCGGCATCTCGGGCTCGTCGGTATTGGCCGCCAGTTCCTGCGGCGCCTTCTGATACGGCCCCCTCAGCGTGTAAGAGGCATCGGGGATAGGATGCAGCGCGATCTTGTTGTCCGGGGTAATCGTGAACCATGCCGGATAGGCGTTGGTCTGCGCCCCGCGCATGCATGTCGTGAAGAATCGGTCGTATGACATGTAGCGGAGCGGGCGCTCGTCGCTCACGCCGGTCGCCGTGAGATAGACGCTGTAGCGGTCCTCGTGCTCCTCGTTGAGCAGGAACTCGCCGAAGCGGGTGATGCTGAGGTCGGTCGCCGAATAGGCGCGCGTGCCGCTGGCAATTGCCGTGGACGTGAAGTCGCCACGCATCCACCGCCAGCTGCCATGCGCAAGCTGGATGGAGCGCCAGCCATCGTTGGTCCATCCGACGATCTTCGCCAGTCGTCCGGTCTGACCGGTAACGGCCGCCGGCAGGGCGCCGTTGACCGTGCCGGATTCCGACGCGACGCGCTGGCAAAGCTCGAGGAAGGTGGACATCGCGCCCTCAGGCCGCCTGCTTCACGGGTTCCGGGTCGATCTGGTGAACCGTGATCGGGAACCGCGGCACGTCGCGGGCCTCGCCGAGCGGCGTGTAGGCATCCGGCGGCAGGTCGAACTGCCGGTAGGATGCGTTCTGCAGTGCGTGGAAATACTCGTAGGGGATGTCCACCGGCTTGCCGCGCGGGATGTACATCGCCGAGCCGTTGACCGAGACCTTGACGGGCTCCTTGCCTTCGGTCGAGCCGGGGATATCCTGCTCCAGAATGGTGATCTTCACCATGCGGCGCTTGTTGCCGGACGGGGCCGCGGCAGGATGCGTCTGGGCGGGCACCGGCGCGGGATGCGGGTCGGGAACTTCGATCGCATCCTCGGTGAAGCCGACCGCGGCCAGACGAGCCACGATGTGCTCGCGGCCTTTCGTCGGGGCGACGTCGTCCAGGCCGTGGTGAATGCGCGCGAAGTTGGAGAGCTGCGTTGCGGTCGCGTCGGCAATCTGGATTTTCATGGGGGTTCCTCGCGTGGATGATGGGGAGGAACCGCCGCTAGGGCGGCCCCTCTAAGTGTCCAACCGTCAGTCGTTGTCGGGGGTGGCGGTTGCAGTCAGGAGTACCGCCCAGCCGGTTGCACTCTCGACCCATGCGATGAACGCGCCCTGTGCGGGAACGTCCAGTTGGTTCGAACCGTCGCTGTCCACGCCGTTGATCGTCTCGTTCGACGACGCAAGCGTGATCAGTTCGCAGCCGTTGGCCGTGACGCGCCCCCGGATGGTGTGCCCGATCGCCAGAGAATTGGCGGCGATGCCGGGCAGTGCCGCCTGGTTGGTCGCGGACGCAGAGGTGATCAGGACGAAATTCGACGTGGGCAGGATGGCACCGGTCGTGGTGCCGTCAGCCGTGGTCGTCACGGCCTGCATCGTGCGGTCGGCGGCCTGGTTGATCTCCGCCGCGGTGGCAGTGACCTGCACGCCGCCCACGTAGACATCATCACCATCCGCTAGGGCGCGCAGGGCCTTGCCGAGATCGGTCAGGGAACCGCGCTCGGCGTTGTCGGCATGCTGCTTGATGGTGGCGTTTGCGAGGGTCATTTCTGGCCTCCTCAAACGTCGCTGCGCCAGGCGGCATAACCGAGCAGCTTGGCCTCTTCCGCGATGCCGGAGCCGATGGTGAAGCCCTTGGCCGCCGAGCCGACGGAACCAACGTACTTGCTGAGCGCATCGTTACCGGTGGTCAGCGAGAGGACCGTGGTGCCGGAGCCGGAGTCGATGATCGCCACCGTGTGGTTGACGTTCGCCGTCACCGTGGCGTCGTTCGTGCCGGACGTGGTGTCGCTCGACACATAGACATTCTCGGAGCCGAACGTGCCGACTACGTCGCGGACGACGAAGAAACCGGCCGCGTCACCGCCAGCCCACGTGCCCGAATAGAGGAGCACCTGCACGACGGTTGCCGTGGCGTTGGACGTGGCGCCTTTGATGGTGGCACCGGCTGCAACTTCGGTCGTGCCGCCGGACGAGAACGGGACGACATAGCGGTCGCCGCCGAGGAACGCGGTGTGCACCTCGTCTGCGTCGGTGAGGTTCCACACCTGCACGAGATCGGGGATGAACCCGAGCTCGACATTGATGGCCGCACCGTTGCCTACGGTGTAGCCGATTACGGGCTGACCCTTCATGGGATCAATCCTTCCGTGTCTTGGGGAAAAGGGGGAGCGGCGGGAGCTAGGCCCGCCGCCGCTTCATCACAGGGCGGTCGCCGCCACTTCGAGGCGGGCCATCCACAGGTCGTTGAGGATGACGGCCGTGTGGTAGGTCTTCCAGCCGACATAGCCGCGCTGGCCGAGCGGATCGTCCTTGGTCTTCTGGTTGACCGGGATGATCGAGGGCTCGACGGCGCCCATGCCGCGCAGCGGGACGATGCCGTAGGCCTCGCGGCCGAAGTACAGCACCGGGTAGACGTCGGCCGACGTGCCCGAGGTCGACACCATCGAACCTTTGGCGCCGCCGCCATCGGCGAACGGGCTGAGGTCCGGCGAGAGCACGTAGCGCACGTCCACACACGAGCCGATCTCGTATTCGGAGATCGCCTGGCGGTTGGCGTACTGCGCCACCGGCAGGAAGCCCGGCAGGTTGCGGATGTCGTGTTCGAGGTCGGTGTGGGCCACGGCCACGAACGCCGGCTCCACCGCGCGCGTGGCGTAGTTCGGGCCGGCGCCGAGCATCTGCGTGATCTTCATGGCCTTCTGTGCCTTCAGAGCACGGGTCACGGCCATCTGCTTGTTGTAGCTGATGGCGGTGTTGACGTCGGTGCGCTGCGAGCCGTTGGCGTAGAAGATGTTCGTGCCGGCTCGCAGGATGGCGTAGTTCAGCGCCTCCATGGTGCGGCCGATGTTCTCGCCGCACTGGACGGTGGCGTCGTTCAGCACCGGGTCTTCGTGGGTGTCTTCGATCACGTCGGTGACGGTGACGACCTGGCCGTACTGCTTGAGCGTGGCCGACACGTCCTCGTACTGGAACGCGGTCGCCGACGGCGTGACGCCTTCCTGCAGTGGAGTGGTGGCCGCGGTGAAGGTCTTCGGGCGACGGAACTTGATCGTCGAAGACTTGTTCTTCGGCATCGGCTTCATGAGGCCGAACTTGTCGAGAACGACCACGGGAGCGGCATGCTTCAGCATCTGCCGCTCGGCATAGACGTTCGTGCGCTGGGAGATGCCCGGCGACGTGGAAGTGGTGACAGTCATGGGAGGTCAGTCCTTCTGGACGAATGCTCGCTGACCGGGTCAGGCGCGACGAGCTTCCTGCGCGTCGAAGGCGTCCCAGATGGCCTGCGCGTCGCCGTCCTTCGGGATACCCGAAATGACAGGGCGACCATTCGAAGGCCGGGGGGAGGCCGAGGCGTCGAGCTGGCGCTGCCTGCGGTCGTTGAGCTGAACGGGGTGATTGGGTTCGGTTGCCTGCGCGGGCGCTGCTGCGGCCGGCGGCTGGAGGGAGGCCTTGAAGGCGTCCATGACGGCAATCGCGCCGTCGGCGTCCACGATGGCGTTCGCGTTGCGGTGCGCGGCCTGCACGTAACCCTGCGGGGTGCGTGGGTCGTTGACCCAGGCAGTGAAGGCGGCGGCATTTTTCGCGAGGACATCCTCGTAGTCGCCATGCTTTTCGAGGAGAGCGCTGGTCTGCTCTTCGATGATGCCGGCGAGTTCGTCGTGAGCCGCCTGCCGGCGGGTCGTGTCGTTCTCGTTCAGCCTTTCCGCAATCGGCTCGAGCGCCTTGGTCAGGGGCTCTGCGATCTCGGGGAAATCCTGTGCGATGCCGGCGAGGGCATCCTTCGGCTTGGGCGCTTCGCCGGCGCGCGGCTGCAGCATCTTCTGCAACTCGTTCACGCGGCGCTGCAACGCGGCCTGCCGGCCGGACTGCGCCTTGGCCTCGTTCTTGGCCTTGCTGGCCTCGCTGCGCAGCCGGTCGAGTTCGGCGCGCTGCTCGGGCGTGGCATTGGCCCAGATGTCGCCGGCCCCCTTCTGCTGGCCATCCGTGGCCGCGCCAGAGGGATCGGCTACCGGTTCCGCAGTCTTGCCCGCGTCGGCTCCTGCATCACCGCCCGATACATCGTCATCGGTGCGGTCGTCCGCAGCCTTGGCGCCATCGTTGACTACCTCCGCCTTGTCGACGCCATCGGCTTCGTCGAATTCCGCCCAGAGCGCGGTTTCGTCCTTGCCGACGTCGGCGAGGCGGTCATCCACCAGGGCGAGTTCGTCTGCGGTCGGGGCCGCCTTGCCGGCGGCAGTGTTCTGAGCGGTCTGTTCGGTCATGGGTTCACTTCTCGCCAGCGTCCTTGAGGGCAGCCATCAGCGCCTTCTTGCGCTTCATGACTCCGTCCATGCGCTTCGGGTCTTTCTTGATCTTCTCGGCATCGATCAGGGTGTCGAGGTCGCGCTCTGCCTGCCATTCGGCCTCGCGCTCGGCGGCCTTCTTCTTCTCGGCCGCTGTCATGCCGCTGCTGCCACAGTCGACCATTGGTCCAGCCATGGTGTGCTCCAGATTTTCTGGGGTTGATCAGGTCTTGCCCGCGTCAGTAGTCGCGCTTGGCCGTGAACTTCGGCGCGGCCTTGGGTTCGGCCAGCGCCAACACGTCTCGCCATGCTTTGATCTGCCCGCGGATCAGTTGCGACCGGGCATGATCTTCGGACTTTTCGAGATGGTCGCGAAGGGCTTCGATCTGGCCCTTGGCCGCCTCAACTACGACCCGCCATGTGGGGCTGCCGCGGTCGATCATCCGGCGCGCGCGTCCGCCAGCGCTTCTTCCGTCTCGCCTACGCTCGGCAAACGTGAAAGACCGCGCGTCGCCTGCAACTCTTTCGCCACACGGTGCAGTCCGGCCATGTGGGCTCGGAGAGAGCCCGCAAAATTCTCGCCCATGTCATCGACAAATTCTCGCACGCGGCGGTCATAGATCGACACCAAGTCGGTCATCTTTGGCTCCAACTAGATCGCTCCACCCGCATGCTCGCCTGTGGCTGCCGCCACGCCGGCCTCGACCATGAGGGACTGCTGCTTCGCGGCGCGATCCTCACGACGGTCCATCAGCATCGCCTCGAGCTTGTCGACCTCGACATTCGCCTTGGTGGCGTAGCCGATGATGGCCGTCTCGCGGTTTATCTCGGCAACGCGAACGCGCGACTCCGCGTCGATAGTCGCCACATCGAGCTGCAGGTTGAGCTTGGCGGCTTCTGCGTTCGCAGCCGCTGCCGCCTGCTGCTGTGCGGCGTCTGCGGCCGATGCCTGCGCGAGGATCTGGTCGATCTCTTCGTCGGTGAGCACCACCTCGTCGGACGGCACCATCATGGTCTGGAACAGCTTGCGCAGCACGACACGGTTGCGCAGCATCGGGCCGAACACCGGATGGGCACCGAGGTTCATCGCGATCCACATCAGGCTCTGCGACTGCAACTCGCGGACCAGAAGGACCGAGGAACCGCGGGCGTCGATCTCGTAGTCGCCCTTGATCTCCTGCTTCGGGTTGAACTGCATGTTCCAGTCGTACATCCGGCGAATGTTCGGCGTGGTCATGTCGTCGTCGAAGTTCTTGACGATGCGGCGGAACCCGACGTTTGCCGAGTTCATCTTGATCACCTGGCCACCGTAGGTGTCCTTACCCACCCCCTGCTCGCCCTGAGCAACGGCAGGCATCATCGCCATCTCGTCTGCCCAGTCTGCCGCCATCTGAATGACGTTGGCCAGCGCCTCCTGCATAGGGTTGATCTGCACCACCTCGACCGCCTTGCGTGTCTGCGGCAGATCGCCCGAGGCGAGCCAGTTCTTCCATGGCCGGACGGTCCATTCGCCGTCCTCGGGCTCAATGTGGTCCTTAGCCCAGACGAACATGGGGCCGGCGGCGCGGCCGGTATTGTCCATCATGCCGCGCCAGCCCGCCGCAAGCGCGCGTTCCGGGTCACGGATGAGGCGCGGGATGCTGATCCCGAGACAGGTGGACTCGTCCTTCACCACATTGAAAACGCTGTAGAGGCATTCCCCGCTGTCGAGCGGGTAGATGCTGAGTTTCAGCAGTTCGCCCTGGCAGAACCACACCACGGCATGGACCTCGTCCAGCGGGTCTATCTCGCCAGCGTCCTGCATCATCGCTTCGTCGCCGACGGCTTCGGCGAGGTCGCGAAGGTCTTCTCCACGGATCGGGCCGGAATACTCCCACACATGAAATAGGTTGGCCGGCTGATGCGAGGTCTCCTTGTTGATCGACCTCAGTTCGGCGAGGAAAGCCGGCGCGCCCGTGGTGGCTCCGTCCTTCAACAGCCGGCGGATCGCGTCTTTGTCGAAGCCCGGCAGTTTGGCCAGCGCACGCAGCCGCTTGCCGTTCAGAAGATGGCGCTCGTAGTTGCCCTCGCCGTCCTGCGGGTTCTTCACGTCGAGATCGGGGAAGAACGACCACCAGTCGACCCAGCGCATGGCTGGTGTCTTGTCGGGCGCTGAGGTCTGGAGAGCGTATTCGCCGAGCACAGGCTTGCCATCCGCTCCGATCTTCGGGCGCTGAACGGCGTTACCGGCGTCGTCGGTGGCAGTCTCCATCACCGGCTGGCGCTGCCATCCCTTGCGCACCTTGTCGCCGGTGACCGGTCCCTTGGCGATGCCGGCGCCGAGCTTGCAGGCGTCCTCGATCACGTCGCGCATGATCGCGTGGTAGAGCGACTCCTTCAGCTGGTCGTCGATCTCTTCCATCATCAGGTTGGCGCGGCGGCGGCCTTCCTCGATCTCCGCGTTGAGCAGCGATGCGGCGTTGTCGGCCCTCTGCGCATCCGCCTTGGCCTGCTGCGCGGCCGCAGCCTGCTCGGGCGTCGCGCCGTTCATCTCGGCGGCTTCCTGTGCGGCTTTCGCCTGTTCGGCCTTCTGCCGCGCCATCTGGACCGCCTGCTTGACGGCTTCGGCCAGCCGCGGAACCGGCGTCGGCTTGATTTCCCAGTTCCGTTCGTCAGTGGGAAACAGCAGGTCGCCGAGCCTTGCCGACCACGCATCGGTGATCTTCCGGGTCTTGCCGATGAACAGTTGCGAGCGGTCGGACTTGCTCAGTTCCTGCTCGACCTCGGGGTCATAGATGCCGTGATACTGACGCAGGTCTTCAAGCGCGCGATCTTCGAACGGCCTCTTCTGGCCGACGCGGCGCTGGGCTTCCTTCTCCAGCCCGGCGATGATGCCGGCCATGCGCTCCGCCAACCTTGTGGCATCGGCGGTCTGCTGCTCAGCCATCAGAAGCCGACCCTGCTATCGCCGCGAGCCGGCGAGGAGAACGTCTTGGCCGGTTTCGGCAGCGACGCCACGCGCGACCACGCGCAGACGAGATGGCGAGCGGCATTCATCAACGAACTCCTCTCGTCCTCGATCTTGCCCGTGTCGTCACGTCGATAGCTGCCGTACTGGCTTTCGAAGCCCTGCATGCTCGCGAACACCTTCAGTCGTCCGGTGGCGAGCATCTGCCACATCTGCTGGATGCCGGCCTCGAGCGTGTCGTCGGTCGGGCTCAGCGAGAGGCCATGGCTGCGGTATGTGGAGATCACCCGCTCGCTGTCGGCCTTTCCGCTTCCACTGGTCGCGCCGATCGCGCCGCGCATCCATGAGCCGCGAGCCTTGATGGCCTCGGAATGGACTGCCGGCATTTCATTGGCGCGCAGGTGCTCAGCGTAGAGGTAGATCGCCCCGTCAGACGGGTCTTTCGCACCCCAGACAGCAGCGGCGCTCCCCGCGTCGAATTCCACCCCGAACGCCTTCGGCCAGAAGGCCGGGATGGCAAACGGCTCGACCGACATGGCCGCAAAGGGCACGGCGAAGACCGGCCTGCCCAGCGCGAGTTCGTTCAGCGCATCCGACAAAGCATCCACCTGGTCATCGAATTGGCCGTTCGGGAATGCGCAGACCTCGTCGAGGAACGCTTCGTTCCACGGCCCGCGCACAAGCTTGATGTTGCCGGCCTCAGCCTGCGCCGCCGCCGGCTTGGCCCGTACCGACTTGTCGCCGGTCGGCCTCACCGTCGTGACCGAATACCCGGCCAGCAGCCTTGTCTTGGCCGCGGCATCCGCCTTGCCGGCCGAGCCGGGGTCTTCCGGCATCCTGATGCGCACGTTCGGCCCGTCCTGGCTGGCCGTCGCCTTCAGGTTCTTGTCCACATCGCCGGGCGACCAGCGGTCGCGCCTGACATCCTCGACGTAGAAGGTGCCGCCGAACTCGGCGAGCCTCAGCCCCACCGTCCAGTCCGGCTGCTTTCCGGTCTTCGGCGCCGTCGCCGCGAAATCCCACGCCCGGCACCGCGAAGCCCCGGCGGGAACCGCATCGACGATCTCGAAGTCGCCGCGCTGAAACAGGCCACCGGAGCGTGGCGCCGGCCGCTGCTGAAACTGGCCCGCCACCGCGTAGGAGCCCATCGGCACCTTGTCGCGCTCGACCACCTGCCGGGGGAAGCGCGCAGGGAACAAAAGTTCCCCTTCCTGTGTCCTCGGGTCTTCGAACCCGATAGACGTCCGGCACTTCCTGTCCGGCTCGAACTCCATCGGCAGCATCAGGTGCTCGTAGCCGAGCCCCAGCTTGATGATCTGCCCCGACACGTCGTCTTCGTGCAGGCGCTGCATGATCGCGATGATCGCCGATGCCTGCGGGTCATTGAGACGCGTCGGAACCGACTCGCGGAAGATGCGGATCGTGTTCAGGCGCTCAGCTTCACTCTCGGCCGTTTCCGTCGAGTGCGGATCGTCGATGATCACCCTGTCGCCGCGGCCGCCGGTCAGCGACGCGAACGGCTTGCCCTCCCTGAACCCCCGCTTCTCGTTCTCGAAGCTGATCTCGGCGGTACGCGGCAGCTTGATCGGCCAGAGCGCCTGATACCAGTCCGAACTGACCAGGTCGCGCATGCGGCGACTGTCGCGCTTCACGTACCCCTCGGAATAGGAGGTCGTGAGGTATTGCAACTCGGGTCGGAACGTCCATTCCCACGCCGGCCAGAACACGGACACCAGCAGCGACTTCATCGTGCCCGGTGGCACGTTGATCAGAAGCCGCGTGATCCGTCCGTCGGTGATGGCCTCCAGATGTTCGCAGATGGCGTCGATGTGCCACCCGTGGACGTAGGGCGTGCTGGGGTGCAGGATCGGCCACGCCTCGCGGACGAACCCGGCGAGCGTCTGGCACCGCGCCCTGATCCTTTCTGCGTCGAGGGTAACGCGCTGCCGCTCAGCCTCGGCCTTCCGCCTCGCCTTCTCCGCTCTGATCAGGCGCATCATCGTCGCCGGGTCCGGCAAGCGGCCCGAAGATGCTTTCGAGTTGGTCGAGTTGGTCACCGGAGAGCTTCGTCAGGTCTGCGAATGGGATCGGGCCACCGTTGGGCCCAGAATGCCGCGCCGATACCAGACGTGGGTGCATGTAGGGCGCCGCGTCCTTTGCCACCGCTGCCGCCTTGTCGAGATCGTCAGCAGCCACGTGCTTCCGCATCGCCTTAAGCATGACCTCCAGCGGCGTCAGACCTTCGGCAGAAGCCTTATCCGCGATAGCGCGCGTCCGACGTGTCGCCGCACCCTTGGGGCGCCCTGCCCCTACCCTTTTGCCGCCGCGCGCCACGATTGAATTTCTTTGATTGTTTTCAGCGAGAGCACGCTTACGCGAAGCCGAGCTTCAGCCTCAGACTGTCGGCGGCGTAGGTCGGCGTGCCGGAGCGCAGCACGGCGCCGATCCACAGGTCCGCGCTGCCTGCCGCTGTCTTCATGATCAGGTCGATCGCGCTCTTGGTGGCGATCTGACCGTTGATGAGATCGGTGTAGTCGGCCTGCAGGATGGAGACCTTACCGAGCACCTTCTGCGCGTCGGCATCCGACATGGTGACCGCGGCGTTGATGGTGCCAAGGGCGCCGTCGGAATCCATGAAGATCAGATCGATGTCCTGCGCCTGGTCGGCCTGGTCGTGGAGGTTCACCGAGTAGAGCCGGCGGACATCGCCGGGGAAACGGAACGCGCCCGGCACCTTCTGGGGCACCACGAGCACGTCGTTGTCGGCATAGGCGCTGGTGTCCGTGACCAGAGTGACGTCGACCACGTCGAGATCACCCGACCGAGTGATGATGGTGGAGCTCATGCTCTACTCCTTGAAACATTCCGGCGCCGAATGGCAGCCGCCCCGCACGGGAGGTTCTTGGCCACGAGCGATCGGCATTGTCCGCATAGCCGGTATCAGCGGCGGAGTTAGCGGGGCGCAGTATTCAGTTCAGGCTATCGGCCGGCACGTTGCCGAAGTCGGGTTCGTCGAGAACGTAGGGCGAGAAGATGGCCGCTCCATCGTCGCCGAAGCGGTCGCGCCACGCCATGGCCTTGTCGAAGGACCGGAAGATGCCGGTCTGCTGACGCTCGCCGTCAGCCCAGACTTCCACGACGATGACGCCGCCGGGCGTGGAACAGTGAGAGGCGAAGAACGCCGCGACTTCGTCCTGCTCGCTCACGCCGCCACCTTCTGCCGCTTGGCGGCCTCTCGCGCACGGCGCTTGGCGGCCCGCCATTCCTGCAGCGTCATGCCTGTCCGGTTGAAGCTCGGATCGTCGCGCCAGGTGAACATCGGGCGGTCGGTGTAGACCGCATATGGCTTCGCGACGATGGCGAATTGATGCCCCGAAACAGGGGTATCAGGCAACAGGGCTACATCGCTGTTTCGGCTATGCAAATCCGATCCGCGAACGGAATTTCCGATAATGCGGTCGATGGCGCGGTTTTTCCGGCGGTGGCCAGTGATCTCGGCGACGTGCTCCACGTCCCGGCACCAGCGCGCGAAGGTGAGGCGATCATGGGTGCGGGGATGGCGGAGCGTGCCGGCCTGCGACGACGCCCATGCCCAAAGTGCGCGGCGCTGGCCCGGGTCCGTCACCAGGTTGCCGACAATGGCGAGGCACTGCTCCCATTGTGTCACGCGCTCAGGATCGGGACGGCGCGCCCATTCCTCGAGCCAGCCGATGCGCCAGTCGGCGAGAGGATCGTCGCCGTCGATCAGTTGGTCGCCAACCTCTGCACGCCTGCCGCCGATATCCATGCGGTCGTGCACCCACGGCAGGGTATAGCGGCCGTAGTCGGCGCGCATGCCTTTCACCGGCGGCAGCTTGGCCTCGGTTTCCGCGGCGCGGATGAAGATTTCCTCGATCTGATCTCGGTTCATCGGCTCACCATCCTGTCGTCAAAGAAGTCCGGTTGCGTCGACCGCGGCCCGAATGCTCGCCACACCCGCTCATATATGAGGCCGGCGAGCGCATGGCGAAGCGGGACCACGCCACGAAGATCGCGCGCCACCACCTGCAGGTCACCCACCGGGCAGGCATCGAACACAGCGAACCACTTCGACGGATCGGCCTCATAGTCCTCACGCCGCGCCAGCAGCAGATCGAGCGTCGCGCCGATGGCGTCCGATTCCAGCGAGGCCTTGTTGTTCGTCGTCTCGACCAGCGAGCGCATTACGATCCGCGCGACATCCATTCCGTGCCGGTCGATCATCTTGCCGATGTTGCCGACGGCGCGCGTCTCCCCGAGCTTGGGATAGACGTTCTTCGGCACCAGACGGATGCTGAATTCGTCTAGCAGTGAGGTGACGCGCGGGTCGGTCACTGAGCGGTCCTCGCTCTTTCGAGGCGGTATATCGCCAGCCTCAGCTCATCCGACGCGCGCACGGTTTCGGTCGAGGTAAGCCCGCCGTTCCCGCCGCGCCCGTTGATGCCATTGACGTCGAATCCGACAGCATTGATCAGCTTTCGCGCCGCAGCGATCACATCTGCGACCTCATCAGGTTCGGTCACTCTCGCGCCCTCGCCTGTTCCTGTTCGATCCTGAGCTTGCATCCAAATGCCTGTAGAGCGGCCTCGAAATCGGCCACGGACGGCGAGGACGTGCCATGCCGCCAGCGTGTCAGGGTATGAGCACTGACGCCGATCTGAGCGCCGATGGAGTCGAGCGCGCGGCCGCTGCGGTCCACGGCCTCGAAGAACGCACGCATCACGGCGAGCGCGGTGCGGGGCTTCTTGCGGGTGGCCATGTTGGCGCGGCCGCGCTGGCGGGAGGGCTTGCGGATCATCGCGCCCTCCTGATGCTGTTGCCGCTGGTGACGATCCGAGCGCCGTCGGCGAACTCCAGCATGATCGAGTTGCGGACGCTGAGGGAGCCGAGCCGGCCGAATGCCATGCGGGGAACCATCGGAGCGCGCGGCGGATTGGAACGTGCCACGACGCGGCACGGCTCGCCCTTGCGGCCCGGTGGCTGGTTCCAGCGGAAGAGGTAGGGGAAGGTCATCGCGCGACCTCGTCGAAGTTGACAATGGCCTCGATCTCGCCGTTCACCACGACGAACGCCATGTTGCCGGGCACGATGCAGTCCTCGACTACCGGCACTCCTGCGAACGTCGAAGGCGAAGGCTTGTCGGTCCTGCGCAACGCGCCGAGCTCGCGTTCTGCCCATATGGCGAATTTGGTGATGGAGCCGACCTTGATCTCGACTTTGTCGGCGCGGCCAACGGCGTGAATGCACCCGACGAGATCGATGACGCCAAGGTTCTCACTGGCGATCGGCGGCAAGTTGCTGGTGGTGATCATGCGCTCCGCCTCCTCTTCATCTCGACCGCCACAGTCCTTCCGCCTCGCAGATAGACCGTCGACGGGACATCGCCCCCGAAGACACGCTTGCGCTCTTCCTCGACCTCGCCGTCGCGCCTTGCCAGGAAGTCGCGGGCCTCTTCCGACAGCGCATCGTTCGCCGGCTCCATCGTTTCGGAGCGGAGCTTGGGGTTCAGGATCTGCTGGACGTAGGACCGCGCCACAGCGATCGCGGCCTCCTTCGTCGGGAAGTAGCGCGGGCCTCCCTTGAAGGGCACCATGCGTTCATCGCCGACAAAGAGCATGTAGCTCGGCCGCCAGCCGCTCGCCGTAGGCACCGCCTTGTAGTCCGGCAGGAAGGCGCGCGGGGTCATCGCAGAGGCCTCACATAGCGACCCATCGCCTTGCGCTTCGCCGGATAGACATCGCGCCCGTGAAGCACGGACGTATGGTCCTTGCCCATGAGCCTGCCGATCTCTGGCAGCGAAAGGCCCGTCATCCGAACCGCCCAGTACATGACGGCCTGTCGCGCGAACGCGATCTCCTTCGTGCGACGGTTGGACCGGATTTCAAGCCGCGAGACGCGCAGAGCCTGGCATATGCGTCGCTCTATGGTTGCGAAGCTGTGAGAGCCGTGGCCGCCGAAGTGCTTGCGCCGATACTCGATGGCCGCCTGCCGGGCACGCTCCATCATTTCCTCGGCGGCGCTTCGCAACTCGCGAACGCGCGCCGCCTCCCGCGCCCTCGCCTCCCGATCCGGCGTCAGATTGATCCGCCGCTTCTTCGGCATCGACGGCTTTCGGCTCAGGTCGATCGGCCTGTCCTCGACGAACTGCTTCGCCCCTCGGTTGGTGTGGATGGTGGACGCGACGAACATCAGAGCAATTCCTGCTGGTCAGTGGATGGGCGGTTCGACCGATACCGGGTCAGCCTGGCCTCGAAATTCAGGTCGGTGCGGATGTGGGGAGAGCCGAATCTACATTTGATCGCCCCGAGCTCGGCGATGTCCTCGCCGTTCTCACGGACGGCCGATGGGAACACCTTCGCGATCTTCTTCCAGTCGGACTCGGAAGCAGCCACGGCCTTCCGTTCCTCGAAGAACTTCAGGTAGCGGTAGAGGTAGAAGATGGCGTCGTAGGCCTGCTTGGCTGGATCCCCGCCGTATAGGTCAGCACTGATCGGCCGCGGGTTGTCGCGCTTCATGCCGTAGCTGTTGCGCTGGTTCAGGATGAGCCACGCCGCTTCCGTGGTCTCGGCGCCGGCCTTGAACACCTGGTTGATGCCCTTGGCCTTCGTGCCTTCGTCGGCGCGCTTATCATCGGGCGTGACCGACCCGATGTGATCGACGACGACCAGCGGCACCTTCCCGTTGCCGAACCGCTTCACGAATGTCCGGGCGAAGCCGAGAAGCTGCGGCGCACCCTGGTTCGTGCACTTCACGATTTCGAGCGGCTGCGCGTCGATCCACTGGCCGAAGCTGACGCAGGTCTCCCATTCCTTTTCCGAGAGCAGGCGGGGATCGCGCTGGCGCCGCGCCTCGATCCCGAACCGCTGCGCGACCATCTGCCGGACGATCTGGTCCGATGACTGGTCGTAGGAGAGGAACAGCACCGGGTGGCCGCACTCCAAGGCGTGCGCGATGATCTGCACGGTGAGAGCTGTTTTGCCCTCCCCGGAGCTCGACAGCAGACCGTAGAGGTTGCCCTGCTCGAAACCGGGCTCCGAGATGACCTCTGCGATCTCGGGCAGGCAGATGGGCACACCGGGGTTCGTGCCGCGCTGGTTCGCCTCGGTCATGTGGTCGAGGTAGCGCCTGCCGATGCCCTTGCGATTTTCGCTGCGTGCGCCCATCGCGTCGAGTTCGATGATGCTCTCGGCGATCGGCTGAAGTTGCGCGATGGGGTCCAGACCCGGGTCAAGTGTAAGGAGCTTGTCGACGGTGGTTTCGGCGAGCGACAGCGCCTGCCGCGCGCGCCATGCATCAAATATCGCCACCGCCATCCCGCGGGCCATCGGCGGTGCAGCCGCTTCCGCAGCGAGCCTCGCGAGATATTGGATCACCGTCGCCGGTTCACCGTCGAGCTTCAGGCCGTCGATCTTCTCCGGCAGATAGCCCTTTATCGTGATCGGCGTGACCGCCTTCCCGGCCGACAGCATCTTCGCAACCTGCTCGAATACGCGGCGGTGCAAGGGCTCGTGGAAGTGGTCTGCTTCGACGACCTTGGCCACCGAGTCGAAGGTAGCGTTATGGTTCAAGATCGCGCCGAGCAACGCCTGTTCGGCTTCGATGTTCGCTGGCACCTGACGATGGAGAGCGGAGTCGTGCGCGTTCATTCGGCTTTGGCCTCATGTGCCGCGAGAGCACGATCAGCGTCCGCTAGCGCGTTGCGGACCATTGTGGCGGCTTCTTCCCAGACCTCGCGACGATCGTCGTCGGCGGATTTCTCTTGCTCGGTGCGGAACACGCGCATCGGCTTCCACGCCAGTTCCTCCGCCTTCAGAATGGCCGCGCACGCCGATCCGAGGTGCGCGATAACATCTGCGGCAAGATTGAATTCGTCGGCGTCGACATCCCGGCCAAGCTTCCGCGAGACGCGGGCGCAGCCACGGAACATCCCTTCGGCTTTGGTGACTGTCTCGTTCATGCCGCCTCCATCATCCGAACAAGGCGAGCTGCGCCGGCGGAGCCGCGGGCGGCAAGGCGAGCGACGAGAGTGCGGAACGCATACGCTGCCTGAAGCGGGACAACTCCGTTGCCGAGCATGCGAAGTCGGTCCACGCGAGCAACGTCCAGCCGGGAGGCCAGCCCATCAGCCACTCGACGAAAAGCGGGTTCAAGCTCCGGCGCGGATGCGAGGATACCTGCCCAACTGGATAGAGCAGCGGGTGGAGGCGGAAAGAGAGGGTATCCGATTGGCCCTTCAGCAGCGGCTCGTTCGACCTCTCGCCCGACCGCGTCATGCGTCCGCCCGTGGTGTCCGCCACCGATGGCGTCGCCCACATCGCCGCTTCGTCGTTGAGATTGCGCATGCCGTGGCCCTGCGCCTTCATCGCAGCTATACGCTCCGGTGAGTGCGGCTGCATGTGATCCCGCGCCTGCGGTGTCGCCCATTGGGTCGCCTGCGCCGGCAGCGGTATCCCGCCCGCTCCGAAGGCCTGGTTCGGCCACGCCGAGGATGAAGACGCGCTCGCGCTCGTGGCTCGCGCCGACCTCCGCCGCGCTGAAAAGTCCGATCTCGACCGCGAAACCAAGCTTGCGAAGGTCTCGCCATACCCGCTCGGCTCCAGCGACTTGGTCAGCCCCGGCCGAGAGCATGCCGCCGACGTTCTCGATGAGGACGAACCATGCGCGGCTCTGGACGACGATGCGCCGCGCGTCGCTCCAGAGGTCGCGGGCGTCGAGACTGCCCTGCTTTCGGCCGGCGAGGCTGTGCGGCTGGCACGGGATGCCGCCAATGAGGCCGTCCACGCATCCACGCCAGCGTCTGCCGTCGAAGGTTCGGGCATCGCTCCACACAGGAGCCGGATGAAGGAGACCCTCTCGCTGCGCTGAAACCAGTTGCGCGACGGCGAAGGCTTCCCTCTCCACCATACAGACGCTTCGAGCGCCGGGAAGCGCCAGTCCGATGCCGAGATCGAGCCCTCCGCCGCCGGTGCAGATGGAGAGGATGTCGACGCCGGGTCGAGGCTGGGGACGTAGAGCCACATTCATGCCGCCCTCGCCCGGTCGATCATCTTGGCCGACTGACACCCGGCGCCGGCGAACGCGATGCCGACCGCTTCCGCGGCATCGGCGTTCCTGACGTCAATCCGGAGTGCTCGGCAGCGTTCAATCGCCGCTTTTTTCCATTCCAGTTTCCAGACCAATCGGCCCTTCTTGTCGACTTTCTGCCGGCCGAACTTGTCGTTGACCGGCTTGCGCTCCGGCTGAAATCCGGACCCGAAGTATGACTTCCGCCATGTCGCGGAGGGGATCGTCACCCATTCGATCTTGTAAGCGGCGACGATGGCTATCGCCGCGCCGACCAGTGCAGACAATTGCAGGGCGTTGGGGTTGATTGTCTCTACGTCCTCGACGCCGTGGAGCGTCTCCACCTCTTTCGTGAACGTCTTCACGTTGCGCATGGGCTGCTCGATCGCCACGAAGTCGGGTTTCACGAGGATGCGCTTTGCCTCGCCGCCGACGATGCGGGTTTCGTAGAAGAGGCTTCGCAGTTGAACGGCGAGAGACGCGGCCTTCTGCTCCGCATTGTCGCCTTCGGCCTTGATAAGCCCGGTGCGGATTGCCGACAGGTGCGCCTCGGTATCGTACCAAGCGAAGCCAGTCGTCGTTGCCACGTCAAGACCGAGGATCAGCATCAGGCGGCCTCACCTTTCATCGCTTGAGCCCGATCGGGCCGATTGTTCGTCCTGATCTCGGAAGTGTCCGTAGATCTGTCGACCCTGCCCCCCCCAACGACCTCGGCTATCCCGCCGAAGAGCGGCGTTCCTTCCGCACCTTGCAGTTTGCCTTTGCCTTTCGCTACCGCCGCCCGCTTCGTGGGCTTTGCGGCAAGATCCATGCGGCGTGCGATGTCAGCTTGATACTCGGCCTCACGCTCGATCAGGACAGCGCGGAAGCCCTCGCGCCATGCGGCCTCACCCGTCGTGCCGGTGCCCGCGAACGGATCGAGGACCGTCCCGCCCGGCGGCGTCACTAGCCGGCAGAGATACTGCATCAGGTCGAGAGGCTTGACGGTCGGGTGCTTGCTTCCAAGGCGATCTTCGGCGTCGGCCTTCGCCGAATAGAAGAAACGAGCTGCCGAACCTCCATCTTCGCGCGGTAAAACCGTCGGGCGCGGTCCATAGTCGCCGTAGACGGCAGTACCGACCTTCGGCGCGAAGCTTTCGTTGACTTCGCGTTGTTGTCCCGGAGCGTCGGGGAATGCCGCCAACACCTCGTCGCTGCCGTCATGAATGATATTGGCTGGCCAGCGGCCCGGCTTCAGTTCGCCGCGGAATTCGGGACCTTCATCGGGACGCCAATTCCCGCCGGTCCTGTCGAGCGTCGCTCCGGGTTTCAGCCGCTTGACCGTATACTCGCCACCCTGCGCGTCGTCGGCATGGATGCGACAGCCATCGATGTTCAGTGCGCCGGTGCCGAACTGCAGAACGTTGTCCGCTACGGAACCCGCCACGCCCTTTCGGGCGACAACGATCGGCTCCCATGCCGGCTTTAGGGCTGTGCCCCAGCCATTCCAACGGCGAGCATCGTCGGTGATCGGCTCGCCCTTATCGGTGCGTTCGTACTCCGTGCCCTTTGCAACCTGGCCAACGGTCTCTTCCTTGACCGAACCGGCGCGGCCGCGCCAATGGCCAAGGCGCTTGACAAGCGCCTTGCTGACGTCGTGCGACTTGGGGAATCCGCTCCCGTATGCCCACCCGATTTGATCTCGGATTTCGAACCCCGCGTCCTCGATGGCGACGACCATCCGGTGATAGGTGCGCGTACCAGAGAAGGCGAGAAGGTGGCCTCCTGGCCTCAGCACGCGCCACACTTGCTCCCAAAACTCGACAGCGAAGGCACGCTCACCGGTATCCCACTGCTTGCCCATGAAGCCGCGGGATGCCCGCGCATACGCGCCTGTCGCGCCCTCTTTGACTGGCGCCGCATTGGCTTTGCCGAGCCTCTTGGCGATCGACACGAGTGCGTAGGGCGGATCCGTGACCACTGAGTCTATGCTGCTGTCGGGCAGACCGCGGAGCACGTCGAGGCAGTCACCGGGATACAGCGTCACTCGGCCGTCGAGGAAGGTCTGCATCAGACCCCCTTCGGCGGCGTGAGCAGGCACAGGATGCACCCGGTGTCGAAGTTGCCCGCCTGCTGGCAGACGTGGATTTCTCCGTCCTGCGACAGCTCCTTGATGCGCTTGTCGCCATGGGCCACGAACTCGCCGGTGGAGGTGAGCGTGTAGCCGTCGCGGGTTTCGGTGACCTCGCCCTTTTTCGTCGGCCTGCAGTCCTGCAGCGAGCAGCACATGGTCGGATACGTCCACCCGGTCGGTGCTTCATGCCCGAACGAGTCATCAGCCAGCCAGGCGAACAGCCCCACGCCTGCGATGACGACCGTCGTGGCGGCGCCCACGACCATCAGGTAGGCCCGCAGCGCCCTGCCGATCTGCTGCATGACGCGGATGCGGACCATGATTGGCTCGGTGGATTCCGCTTCATGCGCCGCACGAAGTCGGTCCATTTGCGTGAAGAAGTTCTGCTGTGCGTTGTCCATGGTGCCTTGCCTGCCCCGGCAATGCGCGGTGACGCCCCGCGCTGGCGACGCGCGGGTTACCAGACGCCAGTCCAGCGCCCGAGGAGGAACAGAGCCGTGCCGAGCACACCCATCAGGAAGGCAATCCAGATGACCGCAAAGGCCATCATGAATGTCGCCTTGCGCTCTATCGAGCGTTCGGCTCTGCGGAAGTCGCGATCAAAGCTTTCGAAACCCATCTTCACTCTCCGCTTCTGAGCAGGGCGCCGGCAGCGAGGACCGCCGCCACGATGATGAGAGCCGCGACCGTCCACACGGGGTCAGGCGCGGCAATGGGGGAGAACAGCGCGGTCATTCGGCGGCCCCGATGAACGTCATCCGGTTCTCGGCGCAGTACCGTCGGAAGGCATCTTCGTGCAGTTCGCCAGGCCGCATATCGATGCCGTGGCCAAGCGTGCCGCCCTTCCATGAGCCTTTCCGCTCGCCGGTTTCGGCAGAGAATGCGATGTAGAGAGAGCGGCGAACCTTGGCCGAGCGGAACAGCGACAGCCACCGGAACCACCCGGTGCCGGCGCGCCATTCGCGCTCTTCGATCTTCGTCTTGGCGACGATGACTTCCCCGTCGAAATCGAGGAAGTGGAACGATCTGGTCGGCGTAGCGTCTGCGACAGCCCGCTCGCGCTCGAAGCGACCAGGGTCGGCGAGATAGCTCTTGCCCGTGTCCGGGAGCGTGGCGACGTGCTCGCCGTCAAGCCCATAGAAACTGTGGCGCACGTGCCGCCATTGCGTCCACGGCAGGAAATAGCCCCAGCGCTGCTCCGTTCTGCTGTCGTGCGTCTGCCTGCCAAGCAGGACGTTCAGGAAGCCGTCCGACAGCGTGAAGCCGTATTCGCGTTCGTGCGTGTCCCAATACCAGTCGCGACCGAGCCGAGCGATGGTCGCGGCGTCCCAACCGGGTACCACCTTCCGGCGCCATGGCCGGATGACCTGCGGCAGCGCGACGATCAGCGTGTGGCCGAAGCCGCTGATGCGAAGATCGCAGCCGGGGCGTTCGTCGTCACCCGAGCCGAGCACGATTGCGAGCGGCCGATAGTGCTCGTTGTCGCGGGCGTAGGTGAACGGGCCGAAGTAGCGGTCGTGGTCGCTCCAGCGACTTGCGCGGATTCTCGCCATCGTCGCTACTCCGCCGCCACGCGCTGCTCATCCTCGAAAGGATCGTCGCCGCCGGCCTTGATGAGTTCGTCCTTGGCCGCGCGCTTCTGCATGGCGCTGAGCAGGTCGTCGCGCATGATGCGCTGGCCCTCGTGCCAGCCGGACATCCACGCCTGACCGTCGGGAGAGTCGACGCCATAGGGCGGCTCGGGATTGCGGCCTTCCAGCCCGGCCTGCTTGCCTTCGGCGAAGCGCTTCTCGTCCTTCGGGCGCCGATCCGGGAACAGGTCGCCTTGCCCGCCGGGCGGCAGCGCGTTGAACGACCTCGCGATCTCGATCAGTTCCTTGATTTCGGCGACGAAGATGGACTGGTCCTCCATCGTCGCGAGCCGGATGCCGGCGTCGATCTCGGCGAGCTTGAACCCGTCGCCCTTCGCCTCCGCCCTGATCTTCTTGCGCAGCTCGCGCAGCGGCTTCATGTCGTCTTCGACCTTGAGCAACTGGCGGATGTGGTGCATCCGCAGCGCCGCGCGCTCCTCTGACGTCAGTTCCTTGCTGTTGTGGCCGACCTCGGCGGGATCGTTGCTGTTGTCGCCGACTGCTGCCTGCTTTGCCTTCGCCATGGTCATGGCCTCCTATTCCGCCGCGCCGTTCGACGGCGCTTCCACGCCCGCCAGAGCGCGGCGAGCGCCTTGATCAGTCTCATGGGCTTCCTCGATGTCCTGCGCTTCCCGGTCGATCCGGGCGGCGGTATTCTCGACCCGCGAGCAAAGGTGCTCGTAGGCATTGCGGAGCGCGCGATAGACATCGCCGTCGACACTCGGCATCGAGCGCCACCGCTTCCACACCCGTTCCGCCTGCGAGCGGCTGATGCCAGCCTCCCGTGCAGCCCTGTCCCGCGCGGCCGTCGGTGTGTCACCGGCCCCGCGATAGTGCTTGCGCACGCCGGCGTTCAGGAAATCGAACGCCTCTGTTGCAGCGATACTTGAACTCATGACGCTTACGTCCTGTTTCGGGTCGGATTTGACCCGTCGCGTGTCACACACGGCCCTTGCTCCTCGGTACGGTCTGAACCGTCAGAGGTGCTTGCCGTCACGGCCTGGAAAGGCCGGATCGGGAAGGGATGAAAAGGAACCGAAAATGCGCACTCGTCAGACCCGCCAAGATCGTGCGAGTGCGCAGCAGCTTGATCTGTTCGAAGGGGCTGACGCCCCCAAGGACTCCACGCGGCGGCGCTCATTCCGAGCCCCCGCTGAGACGAGCCGCTTCCTCCAGGGGAAGCAGGCGGACAACGTTGTGACGCTCGCCGACTGGCGGCCCTTTTCGAACTGGGCGTACTCGGAACCGTTCCGATAGCCAGGCACCAGCCGGGAGACCGGCAGTGAAGCCGGCCGCGACAAGGATGGTGGCGAGCGCGAGCGTCATGCGTCGACGACCTCGCGCGTGTCAGTCAGCATCCGGGTGAAGATGCTGATGTCGGTCTTACGGGGCTGAACCGGGCGGAAGCACGACGCGGAAAACTCAGGACGTCCGCCCCAGTTTCCTCCAACTTCTTGCACGCCTATCCATGGCCCATTGTAGCGAATGCCATAGAGCATCACCTCCGCAGCGATTGCGCCAATGGTGTAAACTTGGCCGCGCCGGGGGTAAGCAAATCCAGGACGGGTGTGCTCATTCTCCCATGCATCGTCGATGCAAACCACCTTCATGCCGACGTGCCAATCCCGGTAGCTCATGCCCGCTCCCCTGCCCCGAGGAACTGCTTGGCCGCGACCACGGCCGGCGCATTCGAAAACGCGATACCGTTCGCACTGAACGAACCGAGGACCGCGCGTAGATGATGCTCGGCGCCGTGCTCACCGAGCAGTTCGAAGCAGCGGGCGAGCCCATATGGCTTGCGAAGCGCCCCGCGCTCCTGAAGCGCTTCGATGATGCGATGGACATTGCCGGTCGACGCCAGCCCGATACTAGCCGCGATCTCCCTATAGCTCGGCGCGATTCCGCGCTCGGCTTGATGAGTTCGGATGAACGCCAGGCATTCCGCCTGCTTTGCGGTGAGGGTCGCGCTCATGCCGCTTCCCTCGCCATCTGCCGGCGGCGAAGCTCGGCCTCAGCCTCCGCCGTTCGTGCGCTGATGACGCCATGAACCGGGTGGACGATGATCGCAGTGCCGTCCTGGGTGACGAGGCGGGTCATGCCGACACCTCAGTCGCCGGCATTGCCTTGCGGCAGGTGTAGCAATGCTCGATCCCGACGCCGGCGCAGACCTCGCGGTTCTGGCAGTAGGGGCGCAGGACGAAGGGCTTGCGCTGAATAGGTGCCGGGGCTTGTTCGCCCTCGCGCCCGGCTGGCGAGGTCATTCCATCAAGAGAATTCTTCTGATCTATCTGTTCCTGAGTGGCGCGCGGCGCGCTGCGATCTACATGGCCGTTCTCCCTGTTGGCGGGGTTGCGAGGCCCGCTGTGGCGCCCAGCACCGGACGCCTTGCCGGCTGGGATTTCGGGCGCGACCGCCGCGAGGAACCGTGCTCGGTCTTCCTCGCTGGCGCGCTGCCAGATGCTCATGAGTTGGTCGAAGATCGACGGCTCGGAATGGGTGGGGAGGTCGGCCGAAACCGCCTCCCCTGCATCCGTTCGCCCGGATGCGAGCCTACTTGCCTCTCCCGCCACAGCGCCGGCCACGCCGGTGATGCTGCCGTTGTCCTCGGAGGCTTTCGCTTGGAATGGCTTGCGCCCGGAGTTGATGCCCGCCGTCTTCATCGTCGCGGTCGTGCCGTGCTTCGTCGTGTAGGTCCGCTCACTGGTAACGTTTCCAGTGACAGCCGCGTGCTTGGCCCTGACCTTTGCGACGTAGGGATGCGAGACGTGGCAGCGGCGCGCCATCTCGCGGTCGGTCATCTTCGACCACTCGGGATCGTCGAGGAGCCGCAGGACCGCGCGCTCCTTGTCATTGTCCGACCGCGGCAGCCCGTGCTTCGCGTTGGCGCCGACACTGTAGAGGATCGCCTCACGCAGGCCGCCCTGCCGAACCTGGCAGCGGATCAGCGTGCGGCCGGCCTGCTGCGCCGCGTAGTGGCGGTGGAACCCGTCGGCCAGCCAGTAGGCGCCGCCGTCGAAGAACACAACCAAGGGCGGGAACTGGTCCCCCGCCTTCATCGCCTCGGCGTATTCGGCCGTCCGCTCGGTGCTCAGATGCTCGCGCGGCTGCGCCGACTGATCGAGCTTGATGAGCGCGAGTTCGACGTCGAGGTCATGAAAGTCCGTGCCAGCGACCTTATCGGCAGCGACTGCGGCCCCCGCCGCCTTCTTGTCCGGCGTCTTCAGCGGCGCTATCCCGCCGAGCAGCGCCCTCTGCTGCTCAAGCTTGCTCGGTTTGGCGACGATCTGGCGGGAGAGGCTCATTCCGCAGCCTCAGCGGGGGTGGCGGGCTCGGCCATCAAGCGATCGAGCAGGCGCTTCACAGGTCCGTTCGGCTCGCTTACGCCGCGCTCGATACGGGAAACCGTCGCTTGGTCGACGCCAAGTTCAGCCGCCATTTCCTGTTGCGACCAACCGCGCTTTTCGCGCCAGGCTTTGATGTCTTCGGCTGCCATGGCGCGAATTTATGCGCCGCGCATATTTTGCTGTCAATGCCCACTGCATATATTTTTTCTGCACGCTGCATAGCATGAGAGATGCACGTGCTGACCGATTGAAAGACGCCCGGAAGGCTGCCGGGTTCAGGCGGGCGGTAGAGGCCGCCGAGAGCCTGGGGGTCGAGTACCCGACCTACGCCAGCCACGAGAACGGCAGCCGAACCTTTGATATCGATGCGGCCGTCCACTATGCCCGCCGCTATCGGGTGAGCCTAGACTGGCTGCTGGACGGAAAAGGAGAGGCACCACGAGCCGACGGGGCGAACCCCGAGAGCGTGCTTCGATCGGCGCTCTTGGCCTATGGTGTGCCCTCGAAACACCTTGATCGCATAGTCGGCATGGCAGACGGCTTCGCCAACGCCTTTAGCGAGGAGCTATCAGAACGAAGCCCCGGCGATGGTCAACCTGAACCCGCCAGTCCCCGCCGTGAAGCAAAGCCATCGCGGTCGAAATCTCGGCAGCTTTCCTCTTGATGACCATGCGCGGATCCAGCGGCGCGCCGGCGCCGGCCGACGCCCTGAGGTCCGCGATGATCTGCTCTGTGCGGTTTTTGAACCGCGGCTTTATGCGATGCCGTATGGCCATCGGCGCCCTCCCTGCGGGCTCGTTAAGGCCGAATAGAACCGATTCACCCGACGCAGAGTCAACGGGGCTGCGGGGTGTCCGGCTAAGGGTGCCTACTGACAAGCACCTTCAGGAAGTAGCTGGGATTCGGCAGGAAATAAGCGATTTGGTCAGGGATTCGGTTTTTCTGGAAGTCAATCTCCTGATGCGCTATGTGAAGCGCGATGAGTCCAACGCCAAGATACGTGCCCAGCGTCTCTAAGGCGCTTGAGGTGATCCTGTGGATCGCGTCCCGCAAGCCAGGGATGGACGTTTATCACGTCGTCAAGGCCGCCTTCTTCGCCGACAAGATGCACGTCGCAGCCTACGGTCGACCGATATGCGGTGACTCCTATGCGGCGGCGCCATGGGGGCCGCTACCACAGGTCATCTACAACCTGCTCCGTCACGACCCGATCGAGTTGATCGCGCTCGACTCCAACGGCGATCTTCCATTCAGGGTCGACGCCAAGCACCGCGTCTATGCCGATCGAGAGGCCAACCTGCGCCGCCTTTCTGCGTCGGACGTCGAGGCGCTCGAGATCGGCGTTACCCACGTGCAGGACAAGAGCTTCGAGGACCTGTACCAGGAAACGCACGCTGACCCGGCGTATATCAACGCCCACGGCGCACAGATGGACTACAGGGACTTCATCCCGAATGATGATGCGCACAAGGCCGACAAAGCCGAAGCGATCGAGGAAACAGCCCGCTACGCGGTGTTCTGACTATGCCTGTCCGGATCGGCGACGTGATCCGTGTATGGGATCGCGGAACGCACCCGCGGAAGTTCAAACGACACATCTGCATATGCCCGGATCGCCAACTCTTCCTGCGCATCAACTCCCGGCCGATCTTCCCACCGCATGTAATCATCCGTGCCGCTGGCTCAGATTTTCTCGACGCTGACAGCTACGTCGAGTTGCAGCAGCTTGTCCGTCACTACGCTCAGGAAATCGCCGAAGCGGACGTGCTCGGCCGGCTGAACGGAACGCACATCAGACTCCTATGCATCGCAGTAGAGGCTTGCGACGCCCTTTCGCAAGAACTCAAGGAGTTCATTGTCGAACGGTTGCGGACGATCTGAGGTGATGAACCCCTCTCCCCGCCCTCGCCTGATCGTCGTCGCGGCGTTTGACCGGGACGACGAAGGCGAGCTGCAGCCGGTGCAAGGCTACCCGGCCGAGCAGCAGAGCGAGGAACGGGCTAAGCGCCTGGCGCAGACCTTGGCCGGTCGGCACGCAGGCGTCATCGCATGGAGCCGAGAGGCGAACCCGCAGATCGGCGAGTACGGCGAGCCGACGATCCTGTTCAAGCACGGCGATGTGCCGGACATGGAGTGAGCGATGGCCGACGACCACCGCATAGCTGCCATTGCGTCGAGCGACCTCGTATCGTCAGCTGTGCTCGCCTCGCTCATCGGCATGCTCGGCGCCAAGGGTCTGCTGACAGACCAAGAGGTCCGCGAGGTCTACGAACAGGCCCTGTTCCTGTTGGAGCAACAGCAGCCGCACGATCACCCAGAAGTTGCGCCGATCTATGAAGCGGCACGGGAGATCATCGAGGCGCAGCTGCGATGAGAATCACCATCGACCTCCACACAGACGAGATTATTGCGCTTCGCCGGCTTGCAGAAGCCGAGGGGATGACCATCGAGGAAGCGGCGTTGGCCTCGCTGCGCGACGCGCTGATCGCCAGCGGATGGTTGGACATTCCACCGCTTGACGAGGATACGGAGACGGTGGGGGAGGCGTAGGTGGCGTTCGTCTGCACCTTGGACGACGAGACGCGCGTTACCGCCCTGCACGGCAACGGCGAGTTCATCTACCGCGCCGCAATCGGCTTCGATGATGAAACCGACATCGTCTACTCCGCAGTCGTGATTTTCGCACCTCTGGCCGGGTACGGCGATGGCACCGGCTACGAACTTGCATTCCGTGTGGTCGCGTCAGCCCTGGACGGTGCGCATATCAGCGACTTCCACGACGGATTGGCGACGAAGCCGTTCCTTTCCACGAAAGATGACCGAGAGGCCGTTTGCGGCCTGATACACTACCTGGTCGCCGCTCACATTGACGACCAGCGCCCGCCGGCTGTAGAGATGATGACCCATACTGAGAATTTGCCGCACGCAGCCTTACTGAAATTTCATCGTATCGCTGCATTGTTCGGCGACAAAGGCTACGCAGCCGGTCCCGCAGACCCTTGGCACGGTCGCTGGGTGTGGATGATGAGACTACCATAGCGGAACGACCGTTCCGTCCCTACGTTGAGGATTGCTCCTGCATAGGAGAAGGCCATGAAGAAGCTTTTGACACGCGACGAACAGATCGAGCTGATGAAGACCGCTGAGGAGCGCCACGACGCGCTGTTCAAGCGCGTGCTCGCCGATCCGCTCGTGAAAGAGGTGGTTTCGGCGCCCGCGCCTCGCCAGTTGTCCAGCGCTTACACGCGCTCCGACCGCATGGTGAAATGCGGCTGACCTTCAGTCATCGCTGAGCTTGAGCCCCGGCCTAGCGCCGGGGTATTCGTTTCAGGCGGCGGGTCGGCCGGCAACCTCGCACCAAAGAACGCCAGCACCTCCGGGAACTCGTAGAGGTCCGACGCGTGTCCGGCGTTGATCACGGCTGACACGACCTTTCGCAACAGCTTCGCCGGGTCGATGTCGAGTTGGCCGTCGACGCCGAACGGGGCCCCGTCGATCATCTGCGGGGCGCTGTCGTCCATCATCCGTTGGAGTCGTTCGGCGGTAGGCCGCGCGTCAAGTAGACCGCCAGCTCCGGCGCGCGGCGGAATGCCAGCCGGCCAGATCGCGTCGGGTTCAGGGAACATCGCCGGGATGTTCTTGTAGGCGAGGCGCTTCCGCTCCTTCTTGCCAAGCGCATCAATGCGCCGGCCAACATCACCCGGCGACAGTTCGTCCGGGAGTTCGTAGACGCGAGCCGCGATGAAAGTCAGCTCCTCGAGCGATTCGACCTCGCCGGTCTTGCAACCCCAACACCCCAGAAATGCCGCGAGCACCGCGCCATCCCGATTTCCCTTCCACGGCTTCATGCGAATTTCCTCCGTCTGCATCAACAGTTCTGATAGGTTGAAGGTTATCTTCTGAGACCTTCAGAGACCCATTGTCAGGAACGACCAGGCTTCAAGGAAACGGCGCAGTAATCCCTTGGAGCCGGGCAACGAAGCCGACCCAAGGGCACTACACGGTATCAGGACCCGACCGAGTATTCTGAGGTATCCGTGCATCCCCGCCAGGCCATATGACGGCCCGTTCCACCTGCGGTTCATGGTCGGTTTCTATTGGCTGGTGAGCCTCACGCGCCGGGGCCGATCTCCCGTTGTCGTTGCGCGCCCTTCCCACCTGATTGCCGGTGGGCCGCTCTGGTCCCTTGCCTTCGACGTTCGCCGCGGACCGGCAAACCACCACCCTACTGCACCTGCATCGAAGCCGTAGCCGCTCTGCCGTGAGGCCATCCCTTCCGGGGTAGGCATTCCGCGTCGCGAGCAACGTCCTTGCACCGGGTCGCCGCTCGAAGGGTGACTGGATACGCGCTGCTCGGCGCATGCGTCAACATTTTTATGCGCTGCGCATTTTTCCTACTTGCGCGATATTATGCGTTGTGCATAATTCTCCCCATCAACCCGGCCACTGCCGGCGAGAGAACCAGCGCAGGGCTGGGAGAAACGGGAGCGACAGATGAGCATCAACTCGAAAGACCACTCCGACCTCATGGAGATGTTTGAGCGCGAGTTTGCCGGTCTCCGTCTCGACCGCGAGGACAAGGCTCTATGGCCGAAGGGCAACGTCTACCAGAACGGCGAGGCCAACAATCTCTTCCTCGCTTACCGCAGGGGCGTTTCCTACGGCCGCGCCACCGCCTGAGACGGCTCCGGTTTCCCCTCCCCGGAGGGGTTTCCTCGCTCCGAATTGAAGGGAAGCAAAGTGCCCAGCGATCTCTGCAAAACCGAAGGCTGCGACCGATCCGCTGACTATCGGGGCTTCTGCCAGAAGCACTACAACAAGCTTCGCCGTTCGGGCGCGATCTCCATTCGTCCAACTGCCAAGCCTGGCCAGCCGCTGCGGTGGCTGCGAGAGCACGTCGGCTACGAAGGAGAAGACTGCCTGCGGTGGCCGTTCGGGTCGCCAGCCAACGGCTATGGGCAGATCAGAATTGACGGCAAGGATCACGCCGCCAGCCGCGTTATGTGCCAACTCGCACACGGCGAGGCACCTGCGGACGCGCCTCACGCAACGCACCGCTGCGGCAACGGGCATCTCGGATGTGTGAACCCGCGCCACCTTAGGTGGGCGCCGGCGTCTGAAAACATGATCGAGATGGTTTTGCACGGCCGAAGCCCTTCGGCACGCCTGTCCGCAAACGATGTGCGCGCGATCAGAAGCCGAGCCGATGAAGATCGAGGACACCTCGCAGAAACGTTCGGCGTCTCTCGCACGACGATAGACGCCGTAGTCACCGGGCGCAGTTGGGCCTGGGTCAGCTAGGCCCCGAACCGAACAGTCACCACCAACCGCCAGCGCAGGGCTGGCTCGAATGAAGCGGGAGAAGACGAGCGATGGTCACCTACGTCACGAAGGGCGTTCTGGCGAAGAACGTGAACGCCGCGAAGGCCGACGAACTGGCCAAGGCGCAGGCGATTGTCGACGCGCTCCGCAAGGAAATTGAGGCCGAATACTTCGCCTCGCCGGAAGGCGCTGGCATCAAGGCGATCTCGACGCCGGGTGCCTACAATTCGGGGCAGGTGGTCGTCACGTGGCCCTACCCGCACTCGATGCAGATTTCCCTAGGCGTGACCGAGGACGTCGCCCGGGAGAACCCGGTGATGTCGCCGCTCCGCAGCCTCGGCGAGAAGACGATCAACTCGCTGCTGAACGGCAAGCTCCTGACGGACGCTGAGAAGCGTGCGGTCGTGTCCGAACTTACCGCTGGCGTCATTCCGTCGACCGCCGCCTAACCCCTCCCCACGAGGAAACGGCCCCGTGCACCTGTTCCTTCTGATGCTGGCGGTGAGAGCGCCGCCCAAGAGCCACCCTGAGCCTCGCCCGTCCGTCGGTGAGGCGCGCGATGCGGGAAGTGACGGACTGTCGGCCCAATCGGCTGAACCGCCACCGCTGGGATGTCTGGCCTCAGTCTGGTCGCGATTTTTGAGAGAGGCCGGCGGCACCCGCATCGCCGCCGGCTAGCACCTCCAAGGGAACCAAAGACGATGAACGCCCAGCCCCGCAAGCTCACCGCAGCAGATGCCATCCTCGGCGAGACGCCGCTGGCGATGCGCGCCCGGCTCCGCGCCACGGTCGACAGCTACCGCAACGAGGACAGCCAGGACTACCGCGACGCGCTCGACGCGATGCTGGCGGGACGCCCCGCGTTCTGGACGACGCAGGGCTATTCCAACGCGCGAGCCGTCACGGTGCTACGCGAGGTCAATGCGGGAGCGGGCGTGCTCGCCACGATCCGCCGCCATCGGCGGTCCTGGGACGACCCCAAGACGGTCGAGCGCGGGCTCGACTACCTGATCCCGATGAACGCGCCGGCCACGGCCGCTTTGCTCGCGGCCTATTCCGTCCTCGGCGCATGGCGCGAGGCCGAAGAGCTTGAAGCGCGCCAGTCCCGCGCTGCTTGAACCTTTCCAACCAAGGAACACGACGATGGCAACCAAGCCGAAAAAGGCCGCGAAGGCGGAAGCAGAGCAGAAGCCGGCAATCTCGAACGCAAAATACGAGAGCACGGGCGAGACCAAAATCTGGCTCGGGGTCACCCTTCATCGCATCAAGGCCAAGATCGCCATCGGCCTGATCGCGGCCGGCACGGTCGGCGGGTGGGTGGAAAGCGAAAAGAACCTCGATGTCTCCGGCGACGCGTGGGTCTACGGCGACGCGTGGGTCTACGGCAACGCGCGGGTCTACGGCAACGCGTGGGTCTACGGCAACGCGCGGGTCTACGGCGACGCGTGGGTCTACGGCAACGCGCGGGTCTCCGGCGACGCGCGGGTCTCCGGCGACGCGTGGGTCTACGGCGACGCGTGGGTCTACGGCAACGCGCGGGTCTACGGCAACGCGTGGGTCTACGGCAACGCGCGGGT